CCCAAATGGTGTGGTCGTACAAAACTAAGCCGTCTGCATCCCTATGAGTTTCTGTTATGTCCCAAATTTTATTGTTTAGCGCAAAGTCCATGAGTCTCTTTCTTTCATCTAAAGAAAGGAAGTCTCTTATTTCAACAATATTATCGATTGAGTTGCCAAAAAACCCAGAAGGGGTTATAGACTTTGGTGGCTCATGTGACCAGCTATTTTCTAGTTTCATGTATCCATTATATCATTTCTATTTTGTAGGCTGTTGGTTACCTTTAGCCTTACTGCTTTTATTTGGTGTGAGCCAATTTTCCTCTTTAAATGATCTACTGCGTCTCTATAGAAATTTGACCAGGTAGCAGTTCGATTTAGATCATATATAACATTTGAGTATTCTGTAGAATCAAACGATGGCTCTGGAAGCGATGATAAGTCTTTAAACTCTATCTCTGAGTTATTTATTATAGATAAGTCTACTGGCATAACTGATATAACTGGGGTCCCAGCTTTAATAGTTATAACCTCGTTTGGCTTTGTAATCATCCATGCTGCTGGAAGCTCTCCTCTATAGAAAGAAGTGCTAATCAAAGTAGTAAATGGAGTAGCCCCGTCAATAAAAAGATTTGGAACTGGCATAGACATAAGAGTTGAATTTTCATCAGTCTTAAACATAATTCCAGTATTAAAACTTATTGTTGCATTTGCTCTTCCAGGATATGCGTATTTCTCTCCAGATAATATTTTTACATGGTCTGGAGTGCTATCTGTAATACCATCCCAAATAAAAGAGATATCTTCTGGAAAGGATATGCCCCAGCCTAATTGATTTGTTAAGCTAACTGGAAAACATTTATATGCGTGTGCCTCAAACGTATTATCCATCCAATCTCTTTTTACTGAAAGAGGATCTAACTGTCCAAAACCTTCTCTTACAAAGTAGGCCTCTAGTTTATACATTTTATGCCTTGCCAGATTGAGCGTCTTGCTCTACCCATTTAGCTCTCATTTGCATAAATTCTTGTCTATGGGCGTGATCATTATAATCTAGCATTGTAACTACTGAAACTTTCATTCCTGAGTCAACTGGCATTGCTCTGTGTGAGAATAAATATGTTGATGGGAATATATAAAGGTCTCCAGCTTTTGGCTTAATATCTAAGTTTAACTTAGGGAAATATAGGTTGCCGCCTTCATAATCATCATTTACATAGGCCACCAATGACACTGTAGCGCTGTAAGAAAATCCATGATCAGCATGCTCTTGGAAGTGCTGTCCCTTGCCATACTTTATGCAATTCATGACTTCCCAATAGTTCATATGTACGTTGTACATACTGCAATAATCTTCAACTGCTGGGTTTTGTGATTTCTTTAGGTCTGACCATAAACTGGAAACTAGCTTTTCTGTATTAGATGTTGGATACTTAATTTCTCCAACCTTAATATCTTCGCAATCTCTATAGGATGGTCTTTTTTCACTATAGCCTACAAATCCAAATGTCCATGCGTATCTTGAATCATTTTCATTGACAGCCGACTCTCCAATTTCATTTAATCTATTAATGACGTCTAGGTCTTTTTTTATAACGTCTCTATAAACCCATACGCCTGGGAAAAGCTGTTCTTTAGAAGAAAACCCATAAGATTCATTTAAATTTATCATATATGAATTGTAGCATTTATATTTATAAAGCACAATAGCAAGGGTTACCCCTTGCTATTGTGCGATATATTATTAGTATGCTCTAATAAAACGTGAACCAAAGGTCGGCGGTGCAAAGAACCCTGGTGGGGCAAAGAACACTGGCGGTGCAAAGAACACTGGCGGTGCAAAGAACCCTGGTGGGGCAAAGAACACTGGCGGTGCAAAGAACACTGGCGGTGCAAAGAACCCTGGTGGGGCAAAGAACCCTGGTGGGGCAAAGAAGCTTGGTGGGAAGAACGGTGGGAAGAACGGTGGAGCGAAGAATGTTGGAGCAAGCGTAGTAACTGAATTTGTGTTATTAGATGCTGCTGATCTTCCATTTGCATTATCTGCATATACATTATAATACTGAGAAGTTCCAGCAGTATCTGGAATTGATACAGATAAGCTAGCTGAGTTGCCAGTAGTTGCATCATTTCCAACAATGTAATAATTAGTTATTGCAGTTCCACCATTTGCTGGAGCTGACCACTGAACTGTATTTGCGTTAACTCCAGCTGTTGCAGTTGCGCTTGTTGGGGCGCTTGGAACAGTAGTAGCTGTAGCAGTTGCAGTATTAGAATCTGTTGAGGTACCATACGAATCCACTGCCTTTACAGTATAAGAATAAAGCGTTGCTGATGTTAATCCAGTATTTGAAAAAGTGACAGTTGGTGCATTAACTGTTGCAATTTCTGTACCTTCTCTAAACACCTTATATTGTGTTGGAGCATTTCCTGCTGCTGGTGCTACCCAGGCTAGGTCTATGCGTCCATCATTAAATGGTCTATTGGCGCCAACATTTGTTGCTGTTAATCCAGTAGGAGGATTTGGGCCAATAAAGTTATCTTGAGCTGATGCTCTTCTACCTATATTTTTTGACATATTATTTTCCTATTCCTTTTCCTATTACGCCTTTAGATCTCCAGCGAGTAACCATGTGTCTGTTGCGACCTTGGTCAGTGTTGCTGATGAGCTAGTTGTTCTTAACTTTAGTCCTGGAGTTCTTAATATTGTAACTCCAGCAGCTTCCACAAAGTTTGCATCTGTTCCAGCTGACTGGTAGAAGCTTATTGAAGTTCCTACTGGGTAAGCTGTAGTTGCATTTGTAGGCACTGTGATTGCATGTGCTCCAGAAACTGGAATTAACTGATCTCTTAGCGCAAGTCCGCCTGTTGAGAGGTTGTATGCTCCAGCAATTGCTGTTCCAATTGTTGTTAAAGAAGGAACTCCAGCCTTTGTCTGTGTTCCGTCTGAGAAGACTACACCAGATGATGGGGTTACTGTTGTTGCCTCAAATGCTGCAACCTTTAAGTCATCAAGCGATCCTTGTGTGAAATCAACTGTTGTTGAAGGTTCTGTAGTTACACCCTTGAACAACTTCCACTTAGCATCAGATACGTCTCTTACAAGACCTGCGTGCTTTGCTGAACCATCGTTGTATCCAACTACAAGACCTAGGTCAACTGTATTTGCTGCATTTTGATGGGCAAGCTGAACCATATTATCTTCAATTGTGATAGATGTTGCAGATGCATTAAATGCTGAACCGTTAACTGTTATGTCTCCGTCTACTACAAGGTTTCCGTCTACTTCTACGTTGCCTGTAAATACTGCTCCTGCAAGTGAAGCCTTAGCATCTAGAGCTGTCTGTGTAGCAGTTGATACTGGCTTATTTGCATCTGAAGTGTTGTCAACATTTGCAAGTCCTACTGAAGACTTTGTAAGTGCTGCTACTGCAGTTGAAATCTTTGTGTCTGCTGCTGTGCCAGCTGCTGTGATTGCATCTGACTCTGCAGTGTCTGCATATTCCTTTGTTGCAAGTAGCGCTGTATCTGCAATGCCATGAATATTTGTTGTATCTGACTCATGGTTTGAAAGAGCTGTTGTAGCTGATGCAAACTGTGTCTGAATAGCTGATGTTACTCCATTTAAGTAACCAATTTCAGTAGCATCTACTGATCCAATTCCTGTTGTTGATGGAAGAACTACTGATCCAGTAAATGTTGGAGAATCAATTGGTGACTTTGCATCAATTGCTTCATCTAATCCAGCAATCTTTGACATTGCTATTTCTGCTGTATCAGATACTTTAGCGTCTGTAATTGCTAGATCTGCCATCTTTTCTGTAGTTACTGAAGAGTTTGCAATCTTTGCAGTGCTTACAGCGCCATCTCCAAGCTTGTCTACATTAACTGCTCCATCTACAATCTTTAATGTAGTAACTGAAGAGTTTGCAATTTTTGCAGTAGTAACTGCATCATCTGCAATCTTTGGAGTATCTACTGCTGCATCTGCAATTTTTGCAGTAGATATTGCAGAATCTGCAATCTTATCAACACTGATTGCGTTTGCTGCAATCTTTGAATTGTCAATTGCATTATCTGCAACCTTTAAGTTAGTTACTGCGTCGTCTGCAATCTTTCCTGTTGTGACAGAGTCGTCAGGGATTGCTGATAGCTTGGCATTAAGCTGTGTCTGAATTGGTGCATTTACACCTGCTAGGTGCTGAATTTCTGGATTTGTTACTGCTCCAATTCTTGCTGAATCTGAATATAAATGTCCAACCTCTAGGTCTTCTTTTGTATAATTTGTGAAGTCTACTGTTGCGCCAGGCTCAGTAGTTACACCTGCGAACAGCTTCCAAATTCCATTATCTGAGGCATCACGAACAAGACCAGCATGCTGATAAGTTCCATCATTAAATGCAGCTACGATACCAAGGTCAAGTATGTTTGACTGGTTGCCATCGCCCATGTAAATTAGTGGATCTTCGTATGAAACATTTGTTGAGCTTACTGTTGTTGTTGTTCCAGTTACAGTTAGGTCTCCAGTAATGTTTACATCATTTGCTGTTAATAAAGCTGCTGAAGTCACATTATCTGCTGTTACTGTTCCTGCAGATACTGTTCCTGATGTGTTGATGTTTGTTGTTAAAATATTTAGTGGAAGTTCTGCTTGAGGAACTTTGCCGTTTGCATCAAGTGATGCTACGCCATTCATTACTCCTCTATCTGCCAACTCAATATAGCTTCCTAATGAGTTATTCACTCCACTTATTGCTGTATCAGTATAAGCTTCTGCTGCTGCGATTGCTGCTGCTTCTGCTGCAGATGCTTCTGATGAAGCAAAGGCCTTTGTAGAAACAACGTCTGTATCTACAGTTATTGTAATAGTGTTTGTACCATCATTATAAGTCTTTACTAATCCAGCGCCCATTGAAAGAGCTTGATCAATAGCGTCTTGGGAAATTTCACCAATTGCTGCTGTATCTGCTGCGGCATATGAAAGAGCAGTCCATGTGGATGAACCATTACCGAATTTAAATTTATTTGTGTTTGTCTCAACACCCATTTCACCTGCAGCCAATATTGGATTTGCTGCGGTCCATTCTGAGGCTGTACCTCTACGTACTTGAATTCTTACTGTTGACATTATGCCACCCCTTTAATTTGATATATTGAAATTATAGCATTAAAACCATTACGTTTAAGCATCATGCTACTAATGCTCCTGAATCGAAAGTAACTCCAAACTCTGTAGTACTTGGGTCCCCACCAGATATGAACTTGTTAGCCCCTGATGGAGTGACTCCGTTTGCCTGTATTATATATGTTGGCTGGCCATCATAATCAATGGCTAATCCGACATCCATAAATGAAAGCATTGTAGCTTCATTTGGAATTTCTGAGTATAAAGCAATAGGCTGCCAAGTTCCGTCTATCTGAACCTTTAGCCTATTTGTTTGTGTATCAAACGATATTGGGGCTGTCCCTAAAACTATGTCTGTGTCAAATGTTGCAGTGCCTGCTACATTTAGCCCATTCTTTACTTTAAAATTTTTATTTACTGTTGCCATTTAAGTTCACGTATCCCCTAATTGTTTATTGTGGGGGATTTTTAAGGAATCCCCCAAAACCTTTATTTAATTATTTAAGAAGTGTTCCAGTTACTTTGATTGTTGAATCATTTACTGGATCTACTCTTAGCTGAACATTTGCACCAGATACTGATGCTGTAATTGTTCCTCTTGATCCATTAGTTCCAACAATTGCATACTCTGTAATTGCTACGTTATCTGATGAATCTAGTGTTACTAGAATTTCTGATATTTCGTTATGTGTTCCGTTGTCAATCTTAACAAGGAACTTACCTGAGCGGAAATCCGCTTTTGCCCACTGATAAGCAGTTACTGGAACTGATCCCAATGATGCTGATGTAGCTGCAATGTGCTTAGCCTCATCGTTTACATTAATTTCTGTGAATGCTGTTGTGCCGTCTACAAGATTGTCTACAAGGCCATCTGCATATCCTTCTGCTGCAGTCTGTGCTGCTGATGCAGAACCTGCTGCATCGTAGTTAACAGCAAGACCGTCAGCGTAGCTCTGTGCTGCAGTCTGTGCTGCTGATGCAGAACCTGCTGCATCGTAGTTAACAGCAAGACCGTCAGCGTAGCTCTGTGCTGCAGTCTGTGCTGCTGATGCAGAACCTGCTGCATCGTATGCTGCTGATGTTGCAGAAAGTGCTGCTGTGTTAAAGTCTGATATATCTGCTGAGTCAAGGCCAGTTACAGAGATAACATCTGCTGTAATGTCAATATTTGATCCTGCAGTTAATGTGTTTTGCTTTCCTGCAGCTACATTTTCAAGATCAGCAATAATATCTGGATTATTCTCAAGCGCTGTTGCCAACTCTTGAATTGTATCAAGAACCGCTGGCGCTGAGCCAACAAGTGCTGCTACTGCATCATCTGCATGCTGTTCTGCTGCTGCTTGAGCAAGTCCAATTTCTGTGCTTGTCTTGTATGCTGACCAAACTTCAGCTGAAGAAGAAGATGCGTCATTGATTAATTCATCTGCATAATCTTTAGCATTTTGTTCTGCTGTGTTAGCCTTAGATGTTGCATCAGATGCTGCGGTTGCTTCTGCTGCAGCTTGTGCTGCGTTAGCCTTTGATGTTGCATCTGCTGATGCTGTGGCTTCTGCTGCAGCTTGTGCTGCGTTAGCCTTTGATGTTGCATCTGCTGATGCTGTGGCTTCTGCTGCAGCCTGTGCTGCGTTTGCCTTATTGGTAGCATCAGTTGCTGCTGTGCTAATTGCCTCGCCCTTGGCGGTAGCAATTGCTGAATCACGGTTAGTTGCTTCTGTTCCAACTGCCATTGATACATCTGAGTTTGTTGCAAAATCATATGAGCCAGTTAGGTCGTTTGCAATGCCATCAACATCTACATTAAGAGTTGATCCATCTGTAGTAAGTCTGGTTCCTGCTATATCTTCTGCAATACCTACAAGATCAAGCGAGAGCTCTCCAGCGCCGTCTACTGAAAGATTTGTTCCTACTGACTTTACAAGTGTAGCTCCACCAACGAGGTTGAGAATGTATGCATCTCCGCCTGTTTCTGTAAGGATGTTTTGGCCATTGATTGTACCCGTTGTACCTTCAACTACGAGGCCTGATTTAATTCTAAAGTTTTTTACTACTGTTGCCATTTATATGACTCCTCTTACTGCTTTTTTTTATTATGCCTTAAGCGCTGTTCTTGTAAATCTTACTGCAATTTCACCAGAAACAGGGGTGATTCTTAAACTAATTATACCTGAATTTTCTTCGAAAGTATAATTAAATAAGTTAGTGTTTGTGTTTGATATCATGTTTGACTCTGAGACAAGTATGTCTGTGCCATTATGTGATGCCAATATCTCTGATGTGTATACATCTGATCCTTTTGTAACCTGAAGATTGTACTTGACTGTTCTCCATGTTGCCTTTGCAAATGAGTCAACATTTGTAGGATTTTCTATTCCGTAAACTGTAAGGTCGTTATTGCCTTCTAGTCCAAGTAATTCTATTGTCTCATCGCTACTGTTGTTAACATCATTAAGTAATGCCTCAACTGTTGAGATTTTATATGTTAAAGAGTTTGGATTCTCTGACCCGTCAACTCCAACCTTTATCTGAAGCGCTTCAATTGCATCATTGGCATTTGCATGTTGCTCAGAATGTGAAGGAGCAGATAATTGATCTGATCCATTTGGGTTTATTAATTCATCTATGCTATTTGGAAAACTGGTGGCCATGGGCTACCCCCTTGTGTAAGTCTTGTTACTTAGATAATTATATCCTATAAAAGATTACAATACGCCTATCTTTACCATTTTTCTAATGGGCAAGAGGCTAATGAAATTTTTGTTTTTAACTTCATAAAACATCCACACTTCCTGCACTGAGTTGTTAGACCAATAAACTCTGGGCATGCTTTACAAATACTATATCTTTCTTCTTGAAGTGATTCTGAAGACAATTCAGTATTTGGGTTTAAAATGTCCCAGGGCTTTACATCTTTCATGACTTAGTAAGCTCTTATAAATCTAGAGCCAAACGTTGGAGGTGCGAAGAATACTGGAGGTGCGAAGAATACTGGAGGTGCAAAGAATACTGGAGGTGCAAAGAATACTGGAGGTGCGAAGAATACTGGAGGTGCAAAGAATACTGGAGGTGCAAAGAATACTGGAGGTGCAAAGCTTGGTGTGGCACAACCTGCTTGTGCTGCTGCAGATAATGCGGCGGCGGATGTTGATCTGTATTTAAATACTTCTCTTGCTGATGCTGAGCCAAGCGTGATATCTGTTGGGATAGATGATGCTGTATACGGCCCAGTAACAGAAGGAGAAGAGATATAGTTCCCAGAAAGATTATTACAATTACTATACCCAATATAATAAGTAACTTCTGGTGCCTGATATGTATATCTATATACAGTAATGTTAGGTATTGGAGAAGCGTTTACAGATGTTCCAGCGGCTGGAGATTGGGAAGCAACAATACCTTCTTTAGTGTAGTCCGCAGTACCAACTGATGTACCATTTGAAACAGTATAGCTTGATGTGCCAGAAGGATTATATGACCCAACTAAATTTGGTATTGTAAATTGTGCTGGTGGGAAATCTGGCGGTGCAAACACAGGAGTTTCACAGCCTGGCTGTACTGCTGCAGATAATGCGGCGGCGGATGTTGATCTGTATTTAAATACTTCTCTATTACTACTTGGTCCAAGCGTGACGTCTGTTGGTATAGATGATGCGCTATATGGCCCAGTAACAGAAGGCCCAGATATATATGGTGCTCCATTTAAATTATTACATGCTGAATATCCTATATAATATGTAACTTGAGGGGCTGACTGATAAGTGTATTTATAAACAGTAATGGTTGGCTTTGGAGATGTACTTACAGACGTTCCAGCGGCAGGAGACTGGGAAGCAACAATGCCTTCTTTTGTATAATCTGTTGTTCCAATTGCTGTTCCTACTGCAATATCATAATTTGATGTACTAGAAACATTGTAGAGGCCAATTAAATTTGGGATAGTATAGGTTGCAGGAGGTACTGGGTTTGACTGAACAGAATTACTGCTATAAGTTTTGTCTGTTAATCGTAAGTCAGTTGTTAAAATTTGAACAGAGGACGTTATGCTTGTATTATCATAATCAGTAGAATCCCCTAGGTCTAGTGTTGAACCATTACCCCACCAAATAGCAACTCCATTAGAGTACCATTCTTGTATGTATGAGTAGATTGAAGACTCGTTACTCCATGTTCCATTTGTTGTTGAAAAAGATCTGCCATCTCCTGTAACTACTGGAGCGATTTGATTAACTGGGAAAGGAACTGCTGGATAAGTTATTGTTAGCCCTGGAGTAGATGACCATGATGTTTCGGTAAATCTTGGAGCTGTTCCTGTTACGGTAACTGTAAATGAACCAAACGTGCTGCCGCCTTCGCCTAATCTGTCTATATCAAAAGATGTCGCTGCTGGATCATTCATGAAAGAACTGGCGTAAAGCTCTCCATTATTATATATAGTCCATGCAGTTTGCTGAATTAAGTTATTTGTCCAGCTTAATCTTCCTCCCCATGAGAAAGATTGCATTGATGCAGTTACTGAAGGTTTATTTGGCTTTAAATCACCAATTGATGCATTTTTGCCTAATCCTGTAATTGATTGTCCGCTTGCATTTGAAGTACTTTTTGGATTAATTAATATTCCAAGTGTGCCATTTGCACTACCAGTATCAAATGTATACGTGTTTATATCTCCAATATTTTCTATATATGTAAATGGTACTTCTGGTCCTTGATAAGAGAGATAAAAGTCATTTGCGCCTACTGGTTTTACCCAGTCAATTTTTACTACACCGTTTGAAGTTGTTGATGCAGAAATTGTTAATAATCTTTGTGGAGATATAGGCGGGGTAGGAAGAGTATAGATATCAGTTTCATTGTCTCCAGCAGAATTTGTTGCAGTAACTTTACATCTTATTGCATATCCAACATATTTTAGATTTCTTAATGAGTTCCATTCGTCTTCATCTAAAAATAAAGTACTTGAAGTTTTGTCTAATATATTAGACCAATTATATCCAGATGAACTATAGGGAGATTTTTGCCACTGATATTTAAAAGAAGTTGGAGAATTTTCCCAGACTCCGTTTGAAACAGAAATAGTTTCTTGTGCTCCATACCAAAATGCATCTCCCTGTAATGAAAGTGTTGGTAGCTCTGTATTTTTTGGCTTTAGATCAAGTAAAGGCTTCCATTCTGATCCGTCCCAAATATATGCCGCTTTAGATTCATTCCAGGCAGAGCCATCATGAATCTGTATTTTTTTTAAAGGATTCCAGTTGGAACCGTCAAAAATATTTAGCGGCATTTGGTCTCCTTAGTATTGAATGTAAATGTCTCCAGCAGAATTTCCGCTTGAAGGTGGTGTTACATTTGTTCCATAAGTAATCTTATTTATATTTGATCCAGATATTCCGTTTGTATACCCAGTAATAACTGATCCACCAAGTGCAACAGAAGTGCCATTAATTGTTATTGCATTATTTTCAATCATTGAGTTAGATATTATTGGGACTGCAGAAACAAGAATCTTGCCACTTGAGTCTAGTCCAGCATATCCATTATTTTGATTTCTTTCAGACTCTGGTACATAATCACCCAAGGAGTTAGAGACTGCATTTACAGCAGTATCTGTATACTCATTAGCATCTGCAATTGCACCTGTAAGATCTATAGTGGTTGCATAATTTGCTGTAATCGAATCTATTTGTGACTGAACTCCAGATGTCAATCCGCTAAGTCTTTGTATTTCATCATTTGTTACAGATCCTATTGATGCAGATGATGCCTCAAATCCTCCTACCTGAAGGGAGTCAAGAGATCCTTGGCTAAAATTAATAGTTGTTGTTGGTTCATCAGATACTCCCTTAAAGAGTCTCCATTTGTTCTCAGATGCATCTCTAACTAGTCCTGAGTGTTGATATGTACCGTCATTAAACGAAGAAACAAATCCAAGGTCTATGGTGTTTCCAGAGTTTCCTTCTCCAAGATATATAAGGGCGTCAGCTGTAGAAAAATTTGCAGTATCTACGGTAGTTGTAGTTCCATTAATAGTTAAGTTTCCATCAACTATTAAATTATTTTCTACTGTAACATCACCAGAAAAAACTGGAGCATTTGTTCTTGCAATTGAAGAAGGTACTGAAGATTCTAATATTTTACCAGATGAGTCTAGTCCAGAAATTCCATTAAAAACATTAACTTCGGAAAGAGGAATATAGTTTGTTAGATTTGTCTGAATTTCTGTTCTTAAATCGTCTACTGCGGTTAAAGCTGAAACTAGAACTGCAGTTCTTGCATTATTTGTTGCAGATATAGCTCTTGCATTAGTAAAGTATAAATTTCCTCCTTCTGGAACATCTGAAGTAGATGATATATTGGAAAGAGGTGGCTCGAAAGCCTCCAATGCTGAATCAGTATAGGCTTTAGCGCTTAATACTTCTTGGTCTACATAGCCTCTAGTTTCTGATATAAGTGGGCCTACTATATTTTCTACTCTTGCATTAGTAAAATATAGTCTTGATCCTTCTTCTATATCAGAAGTGCTAAGTGAATTAATTGCTGAAGTTGTAAATAATTCTGAATCTGCTTGCGCTGACAAAATTGCTGCATTTGCTTTATCTGTAGCGTCATCTGCAGCTGTAGTTAAAGCTGCGTTTACTTTATTAGTTGCATCTATTTTTGCGGCATTAAGAGCGCTTTCTGCAGATCCTGCTGTGTCGAAAAGAGATACTACAGCGTTTACAGCTCTAGAGTTTGTAAAATAAAGATTACTTCCTTCTTCTATGTCTGAAGTATTTATTTCTCCAAGTGCATTTTGAATAGCTGTCAGTGCTTCTGTATCTAATGATATCTGATCTGGAAGTTGGCTTAAAGGTATTTTGCCATCTGAGTTTAATGTTGCAACACCGTTTGGTAGTCCAGGATTCAACGCATATGAGGATAGACTATTCCATCTTTGCGAACCGTTTCCTATTTTAAACTTAAGTGTATCTGTTTCTATTCCTATTTCACCATTTAAAAGTAATGGGTTATTGATTACCCAGTTTGCTGCAATATCTCTTCTTAGTTGAATTTTATATGCCATTATGAATTTCCTCCGTCAAGTGATGGTGCTTCAAAGTCTTCTGAGCCTCCGCCTCCCAAAACTTCTTCTTGTATTTCTTGTGTTCCGTCAAAAAGACCGCCATCGAATAAGCTCTCTTCAATAAATGAAGGATTGTTTAGGTTGCTTCCTGGCAGTCCTCCATCATATCCAACTATCTCAGGCAAAACTAGTCCTGGTGTACTAGGGTTATCAAGATTTTTGAAATCAATTTGATTTTGTATATCTATTGTATGTACGTCTCCATCAAATGTATGCGTATGCATATAGAATGGAGTTGGATCTGTGCTTGGTGGAGTAAGCTCTATCCAAGTAGTTCCATTGTGAACACGTAAGTTTTTTGTAGTAGTATTTATATATACTTCTCCTACTTGCCCAAATGCTGGGTCTGTTGACAAGGCTAATAGCCTTAAGGGTACCAGCATCTGTCTAGACATGTTTAGCCTACTACAACTACTCTGTATTCTCCAGCTGATGGAGCGGATGCAAAATTAATAGTTACTGAGTTAGCATTAGGTCTAAGGACATCTGCCTCAACCTGTGCAAATGGGGTTGCAGCTTCAAATATCTGAACAGTAACATCTGTTGTACCCAGGTTGTGTGTTATTGTATAAGATGTTGAAGATGTACCTAAAGTTTCAGCATGCTTTCTAGCAATTGCATGATAATTTGTTCCGTTATTTGTTAACGTCCACTTATCTGATGTTTCATTCCATAGAATCTCAGCGTCTAATTCTGTTCCACGCTCTACAACAATTCCTGCATCTGTAGTGGGAGTTCCAGTAAATCCACTGTTAAGCTTTACCTTGTTATCTTCAATGTTAATCTGTGTTGTATTTACAGAGTTAACTGTTCCGATAACATTTAGGTTTCCGCCAACCTGTAAGTTACCAACAATCTCAACATCGTCTGGTAAACCAATTGTTACTGCAGCATTGTGACCGCTGTTTGGAGACACAGTAACTTGATTTTCTGTTCCAGCAATTGTTGCTACATAGTCGCCAGTTGTTTGCTCATCAAGAGGTATAATTAAATCTACTTCTCCAGCATTTGTTAATCTACCTTGTGCATCAACTGTAAATGTAGGAACCTTTGTATCGGAACCATAATTACCAGCAGTAACTGCTGTGTCGTCTAAATCTATTGTTGTGGTTCCAGTTGTGTCGTTATAAGACTTTGTTAAACCAACTCCGCCTTCTACATATGAACCAATAGCATCTTGAATAACTTCCAGTGAGCCAGATGTAGAAATCCACTCTGTACCATTCCAGAAGTACATAACGTTATCTTGTGAATTGTAATAAATCTGACCAGATACTGGACTTGATGGTGCAGCACCTAAGTTTTGAATTCTAGCATTTAATAATTCATTTTTATTTAAATCAATGCTAACTAAAAATTTTCTTGCCATCTTTTATCTCCTTTTTAGGACAGGTATGCTGTCCCCGAAAATGGCTGGGCCATTGTCAATGTTATTTGGTTAATACTATTATAGTCTATTCCAGTTTCTAACAAGTCTCCAGAGCTGGACTTTACTGACACATTTGGGTGGAACTGCAAATTATGGGTTATCGATACAGAGTATATTCCATTTACTGGACCAGTAATTTGGCTCATTTCCCAAGAGTACATGTATGATATTTGCTTATCAAGAATGAAGCTATCCTCAACATTCCAAGAGTCTGAGGATAAAGATTTTGGACCCCAGAACCTTGTTGTAAGTGTGTCAAAATAAAAATCGCCTGGAGATCCAAGTGAATTCGCTGGATTTCCTTCTCCGCTGATAATTGTTCTTCCAGGTGAACCAGAAGCTCTTACTACTACTAATGGATTGTTTTCAGTTACAATTAGGCGGGTTGCCATTATAGTGTCACCGCCCTATTTAATGTAAGATATCCTTCTAACAATCTTGTAACATTTACACTTGGATCAATTACAACTAAATCATATGCAGATTTTGGGTAAAATAGCTTTTTAGTTCTTTCGGCTGAAACAGAAATCGAAAGTTTTCCTAGTGAGGGTGTTATAGTGATTCCGTCTGTATGATCTAATGTAAATGCTAATTTTTTACCACCCTGAGTGTCTCTAACTTGCATTTTTGCTGTATGGTGGTTTAATTGAATTGGTTCATTATCTTCATCTAGGTATTGTACTTCAAAGGTAAACGTTGCGTTCTCGTCTACTTGAAAATTTTTTTGAGCTGCCATTTTTTTACCCCTAAAAAGAAAATACCCTTACACTATTTTAGCATAAGGGTATTCCTAATTGACTAATAATTACTTGCTTGTAAATCCAAATTCTTTATTGCTTGGGCTCAAAGCCTTTAGGATTACTGGGGCAACTGCTGCTACTCCAGCTGCTACTAAATCCTTTGGATTTGTATTGCCAGTCATATATAGAGCTGTTGCTGCGGCTAAAAATGCTCTGCCGTATGTTCCAATTGCTGCTAAAATTTGCTCTTGCATTGTTACTTTCCCATCTTTATTTAAATCAGCTTTATCAAATTTTTTGATAGCCATATTATCATCTCCATTTGGGCGGTATTGCCCATGAATTTTGGTTTTACCCAATACTATAATTCTACCATTAGGCAGATATATCTACAAGCTCACAATTACCGTCTGAGCTGCAAGCAAGGGTAGCGGTTGGAGAAGTTCCGTCTTCTGTCTCATAAAACGAAAGATCTTCCCATCGAATATTTGCTGGCATCTTAGAAAGAAGTTCTTCGTATTCTTCTTTTGAGACTTCTTGGTAAGGAGCTTGCTTATAGGTATGCTCTGAATGAGGGAGGAATGAAATTCCAGACACTTCATCAAAATTCTTATATACCCAGGCTCCCACTTCCATCCACTCATCTTCTTTTACTGAAACTGTAATTGAAGGCTTGTGCTCACACCATGCACGTTGATAAACAAGCCAAATGTTTAGGTGATCAATAGCTGTAAGATCATTTCTAACAATTGCGCCCTCTGGCGCTTTTACTGGAAATGAAAATACATATGTTTCGTTTGGCTTCATTACATCGTCTTCTACTGGGATTCCAACTTCTTTTAAAAATGTAGAAATTGGATCGCCCTTTGATCCACGAACAGTGCGAATGTAATAAGGTGAATGCCATGGATGCATTCCTGAAGATACCCCGACCAATTGGGAAACTGTACCAGAAGGCTTTACACATGTAATAGCTGCAGACTCAGGAATCCCAATTTTCCCTGCCTCTTCTTTGTTAACCTCTCTTGCTCTATCACGCATAGACATTAAGAATGCCTCTAGAGCAACAATATCTTGCTTGCCAGACATAAACTTATGTCCAAATTGTCCAGTCAAAGATACTCCAAGAAGTCTTTCTTCTTCTGTATTGTCTTTCCAGATTTTTCTAAGATACTTAAAGTCTGTAAGTGTTGATTGCCAGGTTCCAAGTATGGTTGCCAGCTCTACTTTTCTTTGAATATCTTTTTTAGTATCTTCTTCACGCAAAACAACTTCAGAAAGATTGCAAAACTGATACGGACGAAGAATAATTTCAGAACATGGGTTTGTTCCATAGTGAATCTCTGGATCTCTGCGCCCAAATTTTGCTGCCTGTGCTTGAGCTGCAGCTACATTGTAAATGCCACGTTCACCAGACTTTGAATCGTAAAGAGACTTCCATTCTGCGATAAACTGCTCCATTTCTGGCTTACGTGAATATGCAACAGAGTTGTTAGACAATGCACGTTGGGTATTACCTTCCCACCAGTTTCCAGCTTTTGCTTGAGCCATTTCAATATCGTTTATGTTAGAAAGAGAAATCATTGCAGAGCGTCGAACTCCACCAACAACTACAACCTCTCCAATTTTACACATTATGTCGTGACACTCAATCGGCTTTAGGTTTCTGCCTGCCGCATTTTTAAATTTAGCAATAGTAAAATCAAAAAGGTTTACTAAAGGTTGTGGACCAGATGATCTTCCACCCATTGTCTTAAGTCTTGCTCCAGCTGGTCTAACTTTAGTAACATCAATTGCTGGAATGTGCCCAGTCCAAAGTAATGCAAGGAGTTCTCTGTATGCCTTTGCCCAACCTTGCTTTGAATCTTCAACAACAATAACTGTATCTGATTTTTCAAGCTTCTCTGGAACTGCAGGTAGCTTATTGATGTATTTATATTCAACTGAGAATCCAACACCAGTTCCACACATTAATACGTACATTGTTTCATCAAAAGATCGTGGTGAATCTACTGGCAAGAAAGCACAGTTGTATCCAGCGACATTATCTCTTTCAAGTGCGGCACCTGAAGTCATTACAGATCTCATTGATGGCATTACATTTCGTTCAAATACAAACTCTTTTAATTCCGCAACTAGCTTCTCATTTGGAATGTAATTATGATTTTTTTCTAAGTGGTCCGTCATGAAAGAAAAGTATCTATCTACTGTTTCTCCCCAAGTTTCTCTACGTCCTTCTGCTTCTACCCATTTAGCATATCTTGATAGTGCAATAAAGTTTTCATAGGGATTTTCAATAGTATTTTTCATTTGTCGCCTTTTCTTCCGCCTTACGGATTGATTATTTTTTGAGTGAAGTCTAAGTGTATCAAACTTTTTTATAAAAGAAAAGAAAATTATTCTTATTGTTGTTTTTTAGTTAACTATAATATATAATACTTATTATATACATATATATAATATATGTTGATTTTTGTTGATTTGCTGACCCCCCGACCCCCCTATTGGAAGTATACTATTTAGATATTCTATGTCAAGAGAAAAATGATTTGACATGAACTTTATTCAAATGGTATGATTATACTTCGCTATCTCTAAAGGAGGAAATGCCAATGGAGAATATAAAGAAAAGCTTAAGTGATATTGTTCATCAATATGCTGCGATTGCAATTACAGTAATGTTTTTGTTTTCCAACACAGTTCATGCAACACCAGCTCAAGCTCTAATAGTAAAACCAAAGACAGAAGTACAACTTAAGAAAGAAACCTTAGAGAAGTACAGCAATACTGTTTATAAGCCTTCAGAAATGCTTTCAGACATCGAGTTGAAAGAACTACTGGCAGCAGTAGGATTTGAAGGTAAAGCCCTTAGAACGGCTTGGGCCATTGCGAAGAGGGAGTCCAACGGACGACCACTAGCTTACAATGGTAACAGGAATACTGGAGACAGTTCTTACGGAATTTTTCAGATCAATATGTTGGGTTCACTCGGCACAGATCGTAAAGAAAAATTTAATTTAAAGTCAAACGTACTATTATTTGACCCAACTATAAATGCAGAGATAGCGTACCATATGTCTAATGGCGGAGAAAATTGGACAGCTTGGAAGGGTTTAACCCCAAGAGCAAAGGAATTTTATTTAAAATTCCCGACAAATTAGAAAGGGAGTGTAATGAGGATACAATATGTGTCTACTTACATTAAACTTTCGGAAGAGGGCCTTGTTCCTAAGCTTATATGCCCACAGGACCAAGGCTCTCTTTTATGTAATGGCGACGGAGAAGATTTAATCTATTTGTATTGTTTAGAGTGTGATTATAAAAACACTATGGGAATCAATAAGTACGAAAGTATAGTAGAATTGGTAGATGGACAAACAAAAGATTGAATTTGAATCATACATAGTTCCAGCAACGGATTCTATGGGTAGAGAAATTTGGTGGGAAGATGCAGGAAGACCAGAAGGCGGAAACAAGTAACCTAGAAGACAACCTTCCTATGGTTACATACATAATGCTTCATAGAATTTATGACCTACTTTCATTAATAGCAAATAAGGTAGTGGGTTCACAAGATGTTGAAAAAATGATAGAATATCATCAGGCGGGATATTTGCTTGGCCCAGTCCCATCTTTTAATCCAGGAGAAGAAAATGAATAAAGAAGAACTATTTGCCTTCATGGTAGCAGAATTTGAAAATGCTAACAAGATGGCCATGATGAATAGCGGAATGTCTGAGCAGGACGCAGAGGCTAAAAATGCAGAATATTCTGCATCTATAAATTTCTTGTTGGCTCAGGTTGTAGAAAAAATGTTTGAAAAAAATATTTTCTAGGTATTGCTTTTTTACAAAAGATCTAATACCATAGAAGTACGCTAGTTGAGTAAATCCTGGCGTATGCATGAAAATGCACATAACCCCTACGGATCCGCCTCTGTAGGGGTTTTGCATGCTATAATATAATTACTATGGCCCGTGATCATTTTGCTAAATTTATGGCTAGCCCACAGTTTAATCATAACTGCGACGGCAGCTGCAAAGTGAAAAATCACGAAAGAAAAGAATCTATTTTAGAAAAACTACTTAAGAGGATTGGTAAAAAATAATGTTTTATGACAGAGAAGATTGTATCAAGGCTTCATTTTTCCCAGATGACTATGGTACTCCAAGCGGCGTCTTTATATATAAAGGATTTTTTACAGATGAAGAGTGCAAAACGGTAGAAGACGCATTAAAAGAATATGATCTTAGCGGAAACTACACAGACACCTTAATAAACTGGTATGCCAATAAGGTCAGTCCTCCACTTAGAGAGCTGCACCCACTTTGGGAAAAAGCTAGCGAATTATTATACCCAGAGTATGTAATGCATCCACAGGCAAACGTACTTGTGATTGTTCCAGAAATGAATGAGGGCATGTTTACTCATTCTGATTCTCCTGGAAAAGGGGAATGCCACAGATTGTCTCAGGTAGATGTATGGAAAACATGCTGCGAGCTGGATTATGGTCTAGTAGCATATTTTGGTGATTTTGAAGGCGGAGAAATTTTTTACGCAAACATCGATAAAGATGGAAACAGAAATGACGGAATTTCAAGAGAAGATGCTCTAACGATAAAACCAGAAAGAGGCGACCTTGTTATTCATGGTGCTTTTGATCCACATGCCCATGGAGTTATGCCAGTTACATCTGGAAGAAGATATGCATTTTCGAACTTTGTCTTGAAGGCAGAAGATAACCCTGGAACATTTTATAATTATAAATCACCAGAGTATTACGAGCAGCTTAAAGATATGGATACCATGGAACTTGATGCTTTTATAGGTACATGGATGAGACCGCTAAAAGAAAACCCACAATTTACCAGAGAGCTTATTCATAAGTATCAGGCCTCTGGCCTAGAAGGTCCAGAGCTTTCTAGTAAATTCATGGGTGAATTTAAAGAGCATTAATCGCCATATAGTGCGAAAAAAAGTGCGTCGGCGAGAAGAACACATTCTAGTCAACTGTAATATATAGATCTATGCTGATCCATTTCTAATGAAATACCCCTTATAAGGCCTCTAGAGGCTCTATAAGCCTTTACTAGGCTATTTGCCTACCCAAGGGCGGGAGAGGGCAAGAAAAGCTGTTTACGATAAAACTCTAAATTTTACCAGTAGCAAGTAGGACGATAAATAGACTCATAAGTGACAAAGAGAACCTTATTAGGAATATATAGATCTTCCACTTCTTATAGGTCATATTCGTCATCGAGATCAAAGATCTCTTTATCCCCCGCCCATTTTAAAAATGAAGACAACATAGCTCCTGTAAGGATTGCTGTTGCAATTAGGAATAATCCTGCATAAATCTTTTTCATATATATCCTAGTCAACTGCAATTATACTAAGTTTATCTGCAAATAGCTTCCAGATCTTTTCCATATGCTCAGGCTTTAATCCATCTACTGGATGTGGAGCATCTGTATGTGTCATAGATGGAGTTAGCTCAGGTACTCCTAATGTATCTAAGATATCTTGCTGAGTAATAATTATTTCAAATCCCGCTTCACTTGAATACTTGTGTAATGCAGCCAAGAACTCTCTATTCTGATCTATCCGCTGCTCATGTGTGTAGTAAGGACTAATTCCTTCATGCTTTAGCAGCATCTCAGTAAACTGAGGCAATGGCTCTATAATCACAACACGAGAATTAGGAAAATTTAGCTTTATATTATCGATAAATTTTTTGACTACCTTGTCTGCATTCTTATAATGAGGTAAGAATGTTCTAGTATCAACATATCCCATCCATAGCGCTAATACTCCATCATCTTTGATTACTGAGAATGGTTGTGGCATATGATTTACAGTTCTAGCAATTTCTACTCCAGAAGACATTTCGTCTTCCTCCCGCATTTGTTCAACACTAAACCCATACATCTTTTTAGCAGCTTTAGGCCAAGGTATAAATGTTACATCGTGCTTTTCTGGATAGTAATGTTCAATTGCTCTTGATAGATGACAATCACTGATCATGTATACGTTTTTCATACTTTAATTATACCTCTTGTAATTTGTAGGGATACTGGGATTTGAACCCAGAATCTATTGTATATAAGACAAGTGCTTTAACCAGATTAAGCTATATCCCCTTGGGACTAGCGTATTCGGTTTGCCGACGTTAATTTGTTTATGCAGCTCACGCAAAAATTTTCAAGTACACCTTTAGAGTTAATACGCTCTACGTACTTTGGGTTTTCGCAAAAGTTGCATTTCATAAATCTATTATAGCATATTTTCAGTTGACTGCAATATTAACTAAAATTAAATTCCTTTTTCTAGGTCGTCTAAAAATTGCAGACGCTGCTTTCTTTTAAACTCTTCTAGCTCTTCTTCAGTTTTAAAAGTTTTTGGATCTATCTCTGGAAACTCTTCTAGAGGCAAATTCATAAACACTAAAGATCCTCTATGAGATCTAGGGACAGTCTCATGCAAAGTGTAGCCTCTCATATATAGAACATCACCAGGTTCCATTGTTATGCGATGCTCTTCTTTTTTCTCTACATCAACCAGTAGCCATTCAACTGTGCCGTAGCAACACAAATGTACAACATCAGATCTATCACGATGTAAACTTGCGTGAACCTTGCCTATTGCATGCTCACCAGTTTGCATTATGCTATTGTATGGTTGAGTAGGATTGCCATAAATTTTAATTAGAGCTTTTTGAATCTGATACCACATTGGGAAAAAATTTAAATCTTCGTCTTTTATTACCGCTCTAGATCTGTAAGTACCAGAGTAGTAGTCATTTTTTATGTGCTCGTTATATTTATCAAAGTGCTCTTTTGTGAATACGTTTTTTACTCCGCCTTTTAATACAGCAAATGGCTGATTGTTTAACTTAGCCTCTAGAACTAGCTTAGTAATGTTATCTGTGATTGGTAGCTTTTCATCTCTAATTTGCTCGTACATAGTATAAATTATATCACGAATTGATGCTAAGTCTTTCAGTTGACTGCAGTATGGCTTTGTACTCAAGGTACCTAGCATATTCTTCCGCAATTAATTTATTTTGCGACACCCTCAAATCTATTTGTTTACGCAATGGAGTCTTCGGCCTAGGAACCCTATTATTAAACTTATCTCCAGCAGTAATGGTAGCTTTTACTTCCTCCCCGCCAACCCTCTTTTGTTGGTAATCCATATCAAATTTTTTTGATATGTACTCTAAAAACTGATCTGGCGTTTCTGTCAAAAGCTCAAATGTCACTGGAGTAATATAGTCCATGCTTTTTGAATATTCTGTATATTTTTGATAGTCTAATAATATAGACTCTATTTTATTATCAATTACCTCAAAGCGATTGATAAAGATTTCTTTTTCTTTTTCTGTGTATATATCAAACTGTATCTCTGAAGCAGATGCTATATTGTCATATGGGTTTCTTATAAAAACTAAATTTACTCCATTTTTGTCAGCTTGATTTAAATCATGGTAGACCCACCTTGTATTTACCTTTAGATTTTTGCTTATAAGCTCTTGTGCAAAAATATTTCCAGATCCCGTCGAGGATACTATTGTTATTGTTTTTGGATAACGGTTCCTCATATAAACAGTATAGCATTATAAGTTCAGTCAACTACTATTTGAAATTTCACAAAATGTTAATAAATTTTTAATTTGTACGATACACGTATTTTATAGAAACGGACATTTGGGATAGTCCGCACATATTGAGCGTGAGCATATGGTCAATGTGATGAGCATCACAAAGTATTTTTTTGATTTGTCCATAATGTCCGAATTTGGAGTTGCTATTTGTCAGTCCCCCGTGTTACGCTTATACTATAACAAACAAACGAAAGGAGTCATAAAATGGCTCAACTTACAGAACAACTCTTTAGCACTATCGTGCATGAGTATCACAATGGTGGCGTGTCATCATCTTATGGATTAGACACATACACCCGTAAAGAGGTACTAAAGTACCTAATCCGCTCTAAGGGTTGCGAGTGTGTCGCTTGCATCTAATGTGATGCGAATCACATAGACACACCCCCCTAAGTCCCTTAAATGTCCGACCTATACGCTATAATTACAACATAACGAACTAACGAAAGAAGAAAAAAATGTACGCATACTCATACGAAAGTAACTCGGTCTCTAAGTGGGACACTATTCAATCAGATGTTGCAGACGCATACTCTTACCTAGATGAAGAAGAAACCGAACAACCACCCGTTGATGATTTTGATGATGCAGATGATGAAGAACTAGCCAAACTATTCACACTAACATGGGAGAACTAATAATGACTATCACCTACTCAATTTGGCAAGGCTCTCGCTTACTATCTATCGACAATGTAGCGCATGAGGTCAAGGCTATTGACCACCTAATAGCATCTCTTAACGATAGCGACCTAGGTAAGAAAACAAAATTCACCGCTAACATTCAGAACATAAAGGTAGGGAACTAATGAGAAAATGTAAGATAGATGTATGCGATTCAACCGAACTAGTCTATAGCGGTGTAGATGCTTTTCTATTGGGTGTGCCTACCGAGACCTACTGCTATGAGTGTTCTAACAATGGAGATGCACATAGAGAATTGCTAGAGGTAACTAACTAATGAATAGACTACTAACTAGCCTAGTGCAATTGGCTATTGCTATCCCCGCCCTCTACATGGGGCTCATGATGTGGCACATGGTAAAAGAAGACTTTAGAGAACTAAGAAAGGGTAACTAATGGAAGACCTATTCGGATTTGAGAAAGCGATTCAACTAGATCACCTTAACCTAGAACAATTAAAAGAACTAGAAAAGATTCTAGATAAAATTAAATAAATACGGCGTGTCGACTTGACAAAAGTCGGCATCCCCCACATAGCTACGGGGTCGGGCGTGTCGTTATGAACAAGTTATAAAATCCCCCGAATTCTGCGGCGTGTCGATTTGACAGACAATTAGGACATTTTGATGTGATGTAAAACACATTGCTTGAGCGTCTCACATCTTGGACTTACTGGCTAGTAATGTCATAAATGTCAGTGCCATAGGCTATAATACTACTATAACAACAACGAAAGAAGGTCAGTAATGAACCTAGACGAGTTCCGTGCCCATGTAGAGGCAACACGCAAGGCCTCAACGGCTCAAGCCTTGTCAGTCCTCTCTGCTACAATTACAAACACACAAACGAAAGGTGACAACTAATGTCAGCAAATGTCTATAATGTCGAAAGTCTCCTAGTGGGAAAAATGTATTACTCTAATTCCGTAAAAGGCGAGATTATCTCAGCCGAAAAAAATGATGATGTCTGGTATTCAGGTGCAGACACTTACAAGGTGCAGGTGCGCCCTACTAATTCGATTAAAGATACATACCGTTATGTAGCGGTGAAGGTTGGTGACTAATGAACATAATTGATAAAACCGATTTCTATGAAATCGCAGATGAGCAATTTTTTTGCTGTGATGAAAGTCAGTTTAAGTATTATTGCGAGGAACACCTAGAGTTTATGGGTTGCTACTTTTGCGAGTTTGATTATTCTAAAGATTGCGAGGAACAACACTAATGGGACACATTGAATTTTTCCGCCTTGATGATGAAGGCGCTGGGTGGGTGGATTTGGATCAAGCCACCCCAGAGGAATTGCTCACTCTTGAGATAGGCTTATTTCAAGAAGGCGCCCTCTAATTTGTCAGACCCCTCTGCTATAATTTCCAAATAACAAACGAAAGGGAAAACCTATGTACCAAATAACTGTCGCCTATGATGGCAACCCTATCCACTTCAACAAGAACTATGAGGACGCTCTAGAAGCATTTACCGCATTTCTTGCATTTGTTGATTGGGGCTGGGCTAACGAATACTCAACTGTAAATCTTTTAATCCCTAGCGGAAAACTTTACACTAAGAACTTCTACCGAAATGGAAAGGTTACACAAAAATGATGACTCGCAAAGACTATGTAGCAACTGCAGAAATTTTAAAGTATGCAAGCAACAAAACACATCCAGCGCTATTTTCTAAAATCGTAAATGATTTTGCGGAGATGTTTGCAAAAGATAATCCGCGTTTTGATGTTGTAAGATTTCACGAAGCTAGCAACTACACAACAATTTTTGGAAAGGTAGAAAAATGATTTTAGAAATGTCAGCTATTTATTGCGAGGCTTGTAATGACTCGGCGTTTATTGTTCAGCATGAAGACATGATAGAAATTTCTGCGTGTGCGTGTGAGCAAGATTTACAAGAATTGGCGGAGTGGATAAATGAGCCTTAAAGATAAAGTAAAACGAATACAAGAGTTACGCCGTAGCAATGCGGCGCAACCTGTACGCAATAAAAAGAAATATAGGCGAAAGGTTAAACACAAGGGGAAAGAAATTGTATGATGTAATCGGTGCAATTGGCGGATCCGTTTTGATATTAATATCAGTGGCCCCATTTATTTTAATTGGATACATGTTTTATAAAATGTAAAGGTGTGTCGACTTGACAAAGTCGGCACCCGCACATATGTGAGGGTTTATCCACAGGTTTAAGTAGAGGTGTGGATAACCCTGGAATTTTGTGATCATTCTCACAAAAGCTGCGACACGCCGTAAATGGATTAGGTAATGTCGGACCCATACGCTATAATACTCTTATACCAACAACGAAAGGCATAACATGAGTAATGTAATGACAGTACCACACACAGTAGAGTTTGTTGCTACTATTGACCTAGATAAGATTGACTCTAATCTACTTCCAGCCCTATTATCTTTATCTGAGGATGAACTTGTAAAGATGTGTTCAGAAGCAACACACTCTGCACTAGCAATTGCAGATGTATTAACAGTTGCTAATACAGGTTTTTCTTGGGCAGAACTATCTATCACGAAGGGAAACTAATAATGGGATACACAACAGCATTATCACTTGCAGATGACTTATCACTAGAGGCAGGACTTGCTTATCACTTACAGGGTAATCATTACCCACCCGTCCCCGTTGCTATGGTGCAACCTTGCATAGATGCTATTGATGCATACTATGAGGAGGACTACGATAGAATGATTGACTTGCCTGGCGGTATCTTATGGCGTGGGCAAGACTCATGCCCCGCATCGGCTATCGTTGATGCTCACCACTTAGACGCATGGCTACCACAGGAGGACTACGATGAGTAATCTTTATTCTATCTTAGCTGAGATGCACCCTAGCGGAGACTTCACGGAGTCCGACCTATGGGATGCAATTGCAGAATCTCAAGGCGTAGATGTCAATGAGATAATGGATCAAGACTTAACCGACTACTTGTGATACTAATCACACAATAACTTTCTCAAATAATGAGATAGGGGTTGATAGATGTCAGTCCCTAATGCTACAATACTACCCTACACAGAAAGAAGGAAGCAAATGACAGTACAAGATAAGTTGTATCAGGTTGGAGATTTATTCACCACCCTAAAGTCAAAAAAGACAGGTGTGATTAAAGAAATCCACCCACAAGCATCTGGCTCGGTGCGTGTGTTGCTAGAAATGCCAAACAAGGAAACTCGCTGGACATCAGTATCAGCAAGCACTTTGGCATCATAACTAAATAATGGAAACAGGTGCAGTTTCGGAAGTATCTCGCACAATGTCCTAAGTAAGAACTTCCACCCTACGGGGTTTGTCAGACCCCCCTGCTATACTACTCATAACATCAACCAACCAACGAAAGAGGAAAAATGTCAAGAGCAATCACAGTAAAGGTGGCAACACCAAAGGTAATCAAGGCTTTGGAAACAAAGTTAGCAACAATCAAGAAAGACTATGCTGAGCAAGGTGCAAACGAAGCAAAGTATGAGAAGGCAAGAGAGAAGTGGCGCAAGGAAGTTCAAGATTTTGCTATTGCAAACATCAAGAAGGCTGAAAACTTCCGCACAAACTATCGCTCTTGGAACAACTCTCTCAATGTTGATTTTGATTTAATTGTAAAGGAAAGCGATTTCCCTAAAGAGCCAGAGCGTGATTTCACAATCATGCACCAGCACACATACAATGAAATTGTAGAGGACATCACAAACGCTCTCACAATTCTCAAGATGACAGATGAGGAAACAGTTAATGCTTCTACAATGAAGCAAATTGCTAAGTATCTCTAAATAATCCAACGACCTGAGTATGTCGCCAAACTGCTCTCCCTTCGGGGACAACTACTAACAAAGGTAAAGAAATGCGTTTCAAGATTGAAATGTACGACGAAGTAAAAGCAAATGATTTAACAATCTATTCAGATGAGGGCTACGATAATGAAAGCCTCAAAGAACTTGTATTCTCAAACCTAAAGCGGTTTGATGGAAATGTTAAAGCTTTTGTCTATGATCAAAAAAATAAAAAGAAAACATCAGCGGCGTTTGTTACTATGGAAACAGTAAATTACGTAAAATCATTGTACAAGTAAATAGGTGGGGCAGTTAATTCTGCCCCGCTTATTTTTTGGCCCGCAATAATGTGCGGGGTTATCCACAGGTTTAAGTGAGCTTGTGGAAAACCCCTGGAATTTTGTGAGATTACTCACATGGATCAAATCGGACATATAGTAACTAATCCTAGACAATGTCAGTGGGGTCTGTTATACTTACAACTAATCAAACGAAAGGTAATAAATATATGGCTCACAATCTCGAAGTTGAAAACGGCGAAGTTGCATTTGCGTTGCGTGGCGCTCCTGCTTGGCACAATCTTGCAAACCGTATTTTTACAAAAGACGAAGAAGTTACAACTGCCCTAATGCTTGAAGAAGCAAAGTTGGCAAATTGGAATGTTCGTCTTTCTCCAATCGCTGAGCACATTCCAGAATCATGGAATGATGTTTCTACTGCATCTCTCGTGTTGCGTGATAATCCATTCAATGGCGGAACTGATGTTCTTGCAACTGTTGGCAAGCGCTACAAGCCTGTGCAGAATGAAGAATTGTTTGCATTCGCTGATGCAATTCATGATGCCAACGCTGACTGCCGCTGGGAATCTGCTGGCTCATTGCGTAAGGGTAAAGTTGTATTTGGTACTGTTGAAATTCCTCGCACCATGGTTCTTGACCCACAAGGCGCCAACGATGAAACTAAACTTTATCTAATCGTATGGACATCACACGACGGCTCTGTTGCTGTTCAGGCTGCTGTTACTCCTGTTCGTGTTGTATGCCAAAACACTCTTAACCTTGCAATGAAGCAGGCCAAGCAATCTTTCAAGATTCGCCACACGCAATCTGTTGAAGGTCGCATTCAAGTTGCTCGTGAGACTCTTGGTCTTGCTCTTGGTTACTTTGATGAATTTGAAAAGGAAGCGCAGGCGATGTTTAACCAGTCAATCACCGATGCTGAATTTTCAAAGTTGATTCAGACAATTTATCCAAAGCCTGCTGATGATGCTGCAAAAGTTGCGCTTACTAAGTGGGAAAATAAAGTTGTCTTGCTTGATGACCTTTATCATAACTCACCAACTAACGCCACAATCAAGGGAACAAAGTGGGGCGCATTCAATGCGCTAACTGAGCGCCTTGATTACTATCGTTCAGGTCGTGGAAATTCTGAAACACTTATGGCAGGTGCATCAGGATTTGACCCAATCATTACCGCAGAAAAAAATAAAATTAAAAAATTAGTTTCTGCTTTTTAATTAAAAAAATCCTGAGCAAGATTTAAAACTGCTCACCATATTGGTCCATTAGCTCAGTTGGTTAGAGCGCTACCCTGTCACGGTAGAGGTCGACGGTTCAAGTCCGTTATGGATCGCAAAATGCCCGCAATACTTAGGGACGAAAAAATGTGTTAAGTGTCACATCAAAAAGTCCCTGGAATCTATAGACAAATGTCAGTGTGGTCCTGTATAATTCTCGTCATGACAACATACCAAAAGTACACATGGATATGCCCAGGTGATTGCGACGCATTGATCGAGTATACATTTAAAGATGGGTACGGATGGCCAAATGGTGTGATGGACCTCACATGCAGATGTGGGACCGCTTGCATCCTTTTGTCAGTGGTCGATGCTACAATTGCACCTTCAACAACAACGAAAGAGGAAACAATGGAAGAAACAACTACACCACAGGTTATGACACTTGACTGGATTGAGAACGACGTCGTTACCAACAAGACTTATACTGAATCAGATATTCGTCATATGGTTTGGGTTAATAAGAACCTAACAAATAAGCAGAACGAGTGGTATAAGAAAGAATCACAACTTCGCACATTTATCCACGACAACTTTGAGAACTCAGATGACCAAGAAGCGCTTACGGAAATTGCAGAGATGTTTGACATTCCTTTAACTAAGGAGATTGAAGTAACTGTTTGGGTTCGTGTTGATGCAACTGTTGAGGTTGAATTGACTGGCGGAGATTCGTTTGATGCCGTTGAGCAGTTTGTTATGGACAACTTAACTGTTGATTCATATGCATCAGAGATGTCTATTAATAACTTTGATATTGACCGAGTAGAGGAAGGTGCATACTAATGTACTTTGAACTCACCGCTCCTGATAGGCTCTCCATGGAGAGAGCCTATTGGGATGCACAGATAACTGGGCTGGACCCAGTAGCAATGTCACCATTGACTTTCAATGTAGGAACTGGTAGTATTGAGAAGGTGAGTCGTATTCGTGATAAGTATAATTTAACTGAAAGTTATACATCAGACTACGAGCCAACAGAAATTTACAATAGGAGATAAAGTGTCAGATTACAGAGATGGTTTTGAAGACGGGTACAAGTTTGCTCGTGAAGAGATGATGGAGAAGCTTTCAGAGATTGATATTGCTGATATCGACTCTTGGATTCTTGACCGTCTTTCCGAAATGATTGAAGGCGGGGCACTATGACAACAGAAGATTTAACAAGATGGATTGGCTGTGATCAATGTGGCACAGCTCAAGCTATGTATATGGTTAAACTAGTAGATGGTGAGCTTTTCTTTTGCGGTCACCATTACAACGCAAGCAAGGCAGGCCTTGACAAGGTCGCATACGAAGTGGTAGAATTAAACAAAATCGAAGAAGCGGTACCTCAACTAGAAACGGCGGAATAAAATGGGCGACAGAGCAAACTTTGGATTCAAGCAATCTAATGATGAAACGATTATTCTATATGGACACTGGGCTGGACACGAGATGCTTTCAAATCTTGCAGAGGCAGTAGATAAGGCACGTCCTCGCTGGACCGATGAATCATATGCAACACGTATTGTTATCTCTAATCTAATTGGAGACAACTGGCATGAGACTACAGGCTGGGGCTTAACAGTTAATAACATCCTAGACAATGAGCACAAAATTCCTGTTATCGATTGGCGCTCAGGGACCTTCAGTCTTCATGAGGAAGCCTCGTGGGAAGAAGATACCAAGGTCAAGGGCATGATGGATGAGCCCATCTTTACAATTACATTAGACTCATTCATTAATAAATACTCTAGGGTAGAAGCATAAATTAAATCAAGGGTGCCCCTAACAGTCCATTGGGCCAGGGGTTAAATAAAGCATGGTTCTTTTACTTTCGTTGGTGAACCCATAGCAGCCTGTATAAGAGCTTGACAAATCTGGATCGGCCCGCAAAAAATAAGGGTAAAATATTTCTTTTAAGAAGTCAATAGCAAATCGCCTGGAATTTTATGACTTTGACCACATGCATACAAAATGTGGTGTGAAACACACCCAAATAGTATTCCATTTGTCAGTGGTCCAATGTATAATTATCACATATCAACGAAAGGATATAATATGCCAAATTGGGTGTATAACACATTAACTATTCAAGGACCTAAGTCTGAGGTAGATATGATTAAGGATAGATTGAATAAGCCTTTTGTATTAGCACAAGAGACTTATGGTATGGGTGATATTTCATCTATGGGTTTCCCCACCAAAATTAAAGAAGTAACTTATTCTAATCCTGTCTTTGCTTTCTATAACATTCATTCATATAAGGATGATGGCATTACTGATGAGGAGTATGCCTGCCAGCCTGCACGTGATGGTGTAGATATGAAGGACCCTAATTGGTTTGCTAAGTCTGTTGAGTTTGCCAAGACTCAAAAGGATTGGTACTCATGGAACAATTCTAATTGGGGAACTAAATGGGATGTGGCTGTATCAGATGATGACAAGTATCCAAACACAGAACTAATTGAATATAAGTCTGAGGGTGATGACAACTGGCTTGTATATAAGTATGAGACTGCATGGTCACCTGCTGTAACTATTCTAACTAAACTATCTAATCTTGTTCCAAACTGCCTGCTTACCTTAGAGTACGAGGAGGAGTCAGGTTGGGGTGGAGAGTATGAGATTGTCCGTGGTGACGTAAAAGAAATTATGGAATACGAGACTCGCTGCTATGCTTGCCAATCATTTGATTGCATTGACTATTGCGAAAATGATTGTGGTCAATTCTGCTCTGAATGTAGCGAGGGTTCATGGAGAGATGAAGAGGCTATGAAAAAATGTCAGACCCACATGGTATTATTGGAATCTACAGAAAAGGTGGAGGCATGAGCACAATAGAACTATTTGATAAAGTAATTAATATAATCTATGAGGATAACTTTAGTCATCTAGACTTTATGGATAACATGGGTGGGGAAGATTGTGATTGCATTATTCACAATGTACTAAACTATTTGCATGAATACGAGGTGGCATAGTGTTAGGATATGAAATGACAGATGTAGATAACATGATCGATGCAATCCAAGAAGCCCTAAAGGTTCTTGATACAGATGATTATAAAGCTTTGCATACTAATTTGTGGAAAGCACAAGATTTTTTACAAGGACTATGGGCGGAGGGTTATTTTGACTAAGTCATCTAAGTTTCTAGAGTACATGAAGTTACATCTAATTAGTTTAGAACAAGATAGGGAAAAACTATCTGATGAGATGGAGTTATTTGAGGAACAAGAATCAAATGAGTTCCGTGCTCTTGACTATGAGTATAATCAAATAGTTGGACAAATCCAGGCAACCCGTCATCTTTTGTCAGTGGCTACTGATATAATGAATTCTTCTAACGAAAGGTATGAATAATGACACCAGAAGACATTGGGCTCCCGCCCCATTTACAGCGCATGGTCAATGCACGTGTATCAGGCCTTGACATCTTGCACGGAGAACTAAAGAATCTAATGCTAATTGACGAGCAATTACTATCTGAATATACAAATCAGGATGATGAAGAGTATGACCAGACTGTTGATAGATTGAACCTTGAAGGACATCTTGACGCTTTAGTAGAACTATATAATCTAACATACCAACTATCATTTGCGATTGGAGAACAAATTGAAGTCTGAAGATAAAGATAAACTAAACGAATGTATTGATATCCTAGGCACCACCGACCTTGGTCTATCTATGGTGTGGCTATGGACATGGAGCACCATTAAGGGCTTTATGGAGAGTGGTGAAGACTGGACCATGGTTTCCACTGAGGATGAGATGTGGGACCACCTATGTAAGGCTGTAGAAGCAGGGCACGGGTTTTCCCTGGAATACGGGGCGGAACAGCATTATGAAGATGTACAAGAATGGATGTTGGAGAACGGGTACATGAAGGACCCGCTTGCAGAAGAGGAGGAAGAAGATGAAGATGAGTGATGTATATATTAATGATCAATTAAATAAGGCCCAAGCTTTGTTATGGGGTGGGTCAGAAACAGAGAACATCGAAGCACATAATATTATCTCTAAACTAATTAGAGATAGAGTAGAACAAGTAGATCAAATTTAAGGGCAAGAAAAAAGGCTTACGGCAACTATTTACAAAACCGTGGAAAGTTGCTATAATTTAAAAAACAACTATCTCTTGAAAGGGGATTATCAAATGGCAACAAAGCGTGAATATCTAAAGCAGCAGGGCATTACTGTCGGCGTACGTGGTCGATTCTCAGGAGCAGCCAAGGTAGCTCTAGCTGAGGCAGAGTCAAAGGGAATCACCTTTACTGCAGAGACACCTGTTAAGAAGGCTAAGTAAAACCAGGGACGGGGTCAGGGCTTCGTTGGTCCTTGACCCCCTTCCTTATTTTTGGTATAATCGAGAGTTAAGAACAGGGGCGGACATGGCAAAAACACAATCAACAGAAACAAAAGTAGCAGACAAGTTAATCGAGGCTATGGATAATAATTGGTTTAATCCAAGTATCCTAGCAAGTGCCTTAGTAAATAACTCAGGACATTATGCTCAGGCTAAGATAATGGAGTTAGTAGTCGAAATCATTAAGCAGACGGCGGGACAGTTTGATAATGCATGGGAAGACGGGGTTACATCAGAAGCCCTATTTATGGCAGACAGACTAAATGATTACATCTCTAACTTTGAACCAATAGAAGCATAGTCATCATATAGATCAGATCGAAAAGATATAACTATCTGAGTATTACTCTTGATCATATAGCCCAAGATATCCATAGGATCTACACAGGTCCTGTGGATATCTTTTTTTGTATGGGCATGTGGGCAAAATTATCTGTTTACGACCAAGCTTTAAAAATCGCTGGAATATTGGGAACATTATAATAAAATGAATATATTATCTATTAAAACATATAATGAATTAGGCATAATATAGCCAGAATCTGTCAAAATTTATATCAAATTGTTATACAAATTATGTTGACAATGTGGGCCAAATATGCCATTTACGGGGCTATTGACAATATCGCTGGAATATGCTGCATATTAATCATATGGGGCTATTGACATTACGATTACGATATGATACTCTCATGTCCCATTACATAGTATTGTTTATCTAAGTATAACCATAGTATATTGATCTGAATTTATAGTAAATATTCTCCACTTTACTCCACATTACTCCACTTTAAAAGCCTTCTAAGGGCTCTATAAGGGAAGATAAATGGGAGGGGGATATAGGAGTTAGGACCTAAAATGGATCTGGTTTGACCCTTATGTTAGCATTGTAATAGCTCATTTTGGGGCTATTGATCCATCCATCTAGAGTCTCAAGGTCAATCTCGTATGAATATCCAAAGATTTCAAAGGCATAGGATGGATTGTCGTTTATGTTTCCATTGAGTATATCTTCATATGTGCCTAGTGATTCTTCGTCTAGCTCTGGTGTTACTGTCTCTTTTGTAGCCGTCTCTTTAGTTCCCCAATTAGTAACACTTGTTCCAGTTACTGTAAATGGGTCTCTATTATATTGAATTAAAGCTTCGTTGAGATTACGATTATATACGTCTTCTTCAGACTCTATAGCCTTAACCAGATCAGCAATCATATACTTCTTCATGTATTCATTATAGCATTTATGTCAGGTACTGACCAGTTGGTCTCTCCCGCCGCCGATTCACTAATTGCGATCAATATAGCATAATATGTGATCAATAGGTCTACGAGCAGACTAACCTAATGATCGTGATATATGAGGATTTACTATCGCCCGTTGTCCTCCAGTTGTCCCCGTCGGGAGTCAGCCTAACTTGCCTGCCACGCAACCTTAATATCGTGCATCAAGTAGGACTCGAACCTACAACCATTAGTTCCTAAGACTAACGCCTCTACCAGTTGGGCTATTGACGCATGTCGGGTCAGTTTATAGATTCCACACTGTAAGGCCTTTAACCGCATCCCCCGACGAGATGGTACAGTAGACTCCTAGTTGCCCCTGTAGTTTGCGGAAGCAGTCGACGTTCAGTTTAGTAGCTAGCTAAACTATAGTCTGCCATACAAACGTTTCCTGCACCGTCTCAAGGAGTCGAACCTTGGCTTGCCGCTTTGGAGACGGCAGTGCTACCATAACACTTAGACGATATTTGCTAGCCACGACTTTGGCTCTTAACCTAAACCATCTGCTAGCTGTTATACCTAGTCACGACCACAGAGCAATCTCCATGAGCCTGAACGCCTTCGTATGATGCAGGTGACAGTGTAAGTTTCAGTATAACTATCTTTGCATAGATTGTTCAGATCTATACTCCGAGTGGCGGATATGGGATTTGAACCCATGACCTAAAGCTTATGAGGCTTTCGAGCTAACCGAACTGCTCTAATCCGCTGTGGGATTTAATTATAGCATACTATATAATCCTAGTCAACTAGCAATTATGTGTATAGCCACAATCTGGACATTTCTCTCCAGGATTTGAGTTGCAATCATCGCACCAATCTGGTGCATTATCCCAAGATGAATCTAATTCATTCATATAGTTCTCCACCCATTAGCCTTAAACTCTTCTATGTCTTCTGAGTGTATGTTATATAGGTTAGAGGACATAGTTCTTCTTTCCCCGCTCTTTACTGCATTTACTCCATGCATTAGATCAGAATCAAATATGACCACCGAACCCGCTTTTGGCCTGATAGACACATCTACTTCTGGAAAGAATATTTCTCCATCTTCGTAGTCATCAGTCAAGTAGGCAAGTACATTTATGGATGGTCTTGGACCAGCTGACTGATTTAAGTCACCATATTGGATGGTGTCCACATGCTCATTTAGCCTTATTCCAGTCTTCCATGAGTTAATCTTATATACATCAGATCCTAAATAATCTAATATATCTTTGCCAGACTCATTAAAGTATTCTAGGATTGCATCATGGAACATTCCAGTAGCATACTCAAATAGGTCTTTATTTACTTCTATGTTGAATAGAGAAAGGTAAAAATGCATATTCTCTTCTTGATACAATGACTCTTTCATTGAATTTATAGCTTGTAAATGATCTTGATCTATGCAGCCTGATATGTATAGGCCTTTGCTTCCAAGCCTTGACTCTATCTTAATCTAAGTATTCCTTATCAATATCTTCTGTCATATCCAAATTGGATAATTCATCTAATTCAAGGTATGCTTCAAGGTTATCTAGGATTCCCATTATTTAATGAATACCCCTTTCCAGAGTGACTTCTCTATTTGTCCCGCCTCAGATAAGTCCTCCGCCTTTTCAATAGGTACACAATTAGGCACCTGCTTGCCATTTTTGTCCTTCATGCCTCTTTGGGTGTAGCCCCTCCAGCATGCCTTTTCAATATTATCCCACTTGTCTTCATCTTCGTTATCTGATAAATAATCCATTGTATTGTCCATATCTGTATTATAGCATTTGTGCCATGTAATGGCTAAATGCTCTCTACCGCTTCACTTTTCGCTTCACTAATTGCGACCTGATTTTCATGATATTGTATATGATAGTCTCTTAATTGGTGTGTTACTGCACAGTAGCATATTGGGCAGTTTGTGATCCATTGGGACTTATCTTCCCAATTCTTACTCATTAATTATTTTCTTAAATAGGAAACACTGAATAGTCATTCTTCTTCCACCTAAATATGTCTCAGTACCATGTAAAGTATTAGAATCAAAGACCAATATGTCGCCAGCTGAAGGCTTAATTTTCTTACCAAGGGTACTAAATACCAGCTCTCCACCATCATAATCATCAGTCAGGTACATGCTTAAACTTATCTCTGGAGATACCTGCTCACCCTTAGTAACCCATCTGTCTTGATGTTGAACTAATGTGCTTGGAGACACTTCCCAGCTAACTACTCTGTGGAATGGATGCCTTCTTTCGTAGTCTTCGATATCCTTATCTGTGCTAGACAGAAACAACTTTGCTGCCTGCATAAATGCATCGAGTATCTCATAATACTCTATCTCTGGCTCTCTAAAAAATGTAAATGGACCAATCTTTCCATCTTCTGCACGATCTTCTTTCCATTCTTTAGACTTTAAAGCAGATACAATTTTTTCTGGGTCTTCTAAGCAATTTGAAATATGCATTAAGGAAGAATCTATTTTATCTACAATATTAAAGCTATTCATATTATGAATATATCCAATCTACTTTTTAAATAAGAAAAACAAATTAGTCATTCTTCTTCCACCTAAGAAGGGTTCTGTGCTGTGCCAGGTGTCGGAATCAAATGCTATTATATCTCCAGCTATAGGCTTAATTGCTTTATCAAAAGAGTTAAAAACTATCTCCCCTCCATCATAATCACTAGTTAAATACATAGTTAATGTTATATCTGGGGTTATTCGCTCCCCATCTTCATTCCAAGCATCTACGTGTCGAGGCAAGGCCTTAAATTTAGTTTCCCATCTAACTACTTTCCCATAATTAAACCCTGGAACATAATCTGCAATATCTCTATTTGTACTAGATAGGAATATTGTAGCTGCTTCAGTCATAGCGCTAAGTATTTGCTTGTACTCTATTTCTGATTCGCCAAAAAACGCAATAGATCCTATCTTATTTTCAGGCGTATTATCATCTTTCCAGTGCTTAGATTCTAGTGCAGATACAATTTTTTCTGGGTCATCTAAGCAATTTGAAAAATGTATTACAGAGGACCCTAATTTATCTACAACATTAAATTTATTCATTTTAGTGCTGATTCATCAGCTTCCATAAGCCATTGATCTTCCCATAAACCCATCAATGATTCATTACCAATATCATCAAAGTAATAACGCTTGGCCTTACTATTGTATGTCCATCCGTACCATCTATCGCCTTCAGACCATGTTAGGTTAGTTGGGTTTAGATTCTCTATCTCCCACATCCCTCTATCAATAGACTGATAAAGCCTTACTTCATCAAATATGGCGTGTCTCAGAGAATCCCACCTAAATATACGATTAACTAACCAATTGATCATTCTTAGTCAACATCCTTATTTGATTCTAGAATATCTGCATTCGCATTCTTGACCTCATACTGTGGAGCAATCAATGCAAATGACCTTACTTCTTCTTCCGTAGGATTTTTTGGGTCAGCCGCACCCATATCTTTATAAAAATATTTATCTTTAACTAGGAATACGCTTGCCAAAGACCTCTCACCAGATATGACATCATTTACCCCATGCTTTACCTTATGGCCAAAAATCACAACGCTGCCTTTCTTTGGCTTAATAGTAACATCATAGTCTGGGAAAAATATTTCTCCTCCTTCAAAGCTATCTGGATCATAAAGGTAGGCAAGTATGGTAGCAGTTACTTGCTCATAGGTGCCATCTGGCATAGCTATAAAGTCCGTGTGAGGGCCATAGCCACCACCAGGACCTCTTTTATGTATAAAAGTGTGCTGAGCAATTTTATATTTTTCAGCACTTATGTTTATATGGTTTTTATACCATACGTCCAGGCATTTAAAAATTGCATCATCTGTAGCATCTAAATATGATTTTGTGTTTACTCTAGACATAAGCATGTAGTCTTGATTAGGCGTACTATCCCAGTCAGTAACAAGCTCTAGGACTTCTTCTGCGTCATCTAAAGCATCTTCAAAATACCAAATTTCTTCTGCCATCTTTATTGCATTCATTTAATTATCCCCTTGTGTACCTATCCATCAATTATACAACTAATTATTTTATTTTGCCCATCATTCTTCACTGTCTGTGTCTTTTCTTATTCCCATAACGGGCCTTTACATCTGCTTTTGCCTTATCGACAATTAACTGCGTTAAAGCATCTAAATTAAACTCATCATCAAACTGCTGTTCGTTCATTATTTTCCTTTTCCCATGTAAGCTTGCCATCTATATATACGGGCCAATAACCTAATGGCCGCCAGTCCATCTTCATGATCTTAGGCTCTTTCATATTACAACCGCCAAACTATTCATAGCTTTTCCTTTTCCATGAGCTTTTCTTGTACCAATCTTTTGGCATCGACCTACGATTCTTTTTTGAGCTTTCAAACAATCCCTCATCTATTTCTGCTTTCCATGAATCTTGTCTAAATGGGATTATCTGTGCTATTGGTGTCCCAGCCTCTATAACTCCTTCAAACCCACTTTTTATGTAGAATGGTATTGCTCCGTGAGGAATCAATGTAAATTCACCGTCTACAACTGCACTTAATGTTGTGAATGGCAAATCGTGCCTGTTGAGTGGATGAGTAAATAGTATGCTAGATCCAGAAGGGATAGTGATAGCAGTACATAAATCCCATGCAAACTCTACATCATAATGACTAAATGGTACTAGATTTTTGCTTTCTATATCTCTAACTGATCCATTGTATATGGTTCCGTCTGATAGTTTTATCTCTGGCGTATCACCATTAAGCCTTACATGTAGGTCGTAAGGCAAACTTATGATATAGCCAGTTAAAAATGAATCTAAGAAAGGCATGCAGCTTTTTAAGCTATCAAAATTGCCAACCCTATACCAATCTGGTATGAATTTTTTAGCTGGAGCAATGGATTCGTGCCCGATAGACTCATACTTTATTGTATGCTTTGACAATTTAATGCTACTCTAAAATTTTTGATAAATCTGCATCAACTTCTTCTGGGGTAATGTGTGGAGCAGACATGACCACCTCATTATTTTTGACAACAAACTTTGTAAAGTTCCATGGTACTGTATCTACTTCACACTTAGACAACAGGTATTTAAATAATGGGTGTGCTTCCTCTCCATTGACATCAATTTTTGTTGACATTAAAAAGTCTACGCCGTATCTTGTTTGACAAAATTCTTTAATCTCCGCATCTGTTCCAGGCTCTTGGCCGTTAAATTGATTACACGGAAATCCTATTACGACTAAACCTTTATCGGCGTACTTCTTATGTAAAGCCTGAAGCCCTTCGTAATGTGTAGTAAAACCACAATTGCTGGCAACATTTACTAGCAGCAAGATATCATCTTTAAATTGTGATAGCTCAACTTTATTACCATTGTTATCTGTAAAACTATAATCATATACTGACATAATAACTCCTTATTGTGGTGGCAAATCGCCTTATATACAAATAATACTATTTAATAGCCGCTTTGTCAATGGCTGTATCTATCATCGTCCATTATTATTTCATAATACAACATCTCTGGAATATCATGCCCCGCCCTAAAATGATCTTTTATGTGTTCAAAAAGATGTTGGTCGTCTTTTATTACTTCAGATTCAGCTTCAGATGATAGCCAGCAGGCTGCACAGCAGACATAGCCATCTATATGGGAATAGATATAAATATCGCTATCCCAGAACCTGCTGTAAGCCATTTTATCCCATGTACTTTAAATGGAAATGCTTATCACATACGTCTATGACTTTACCAGTTTTTGGTTCTGGTTCTGAATACTTACTGTCTTCTGGACAATAAAAGCATGGAGGTATATTAGTTTTCATATCTATATTATATCAGATTTAGTCTTTATCGTAAAAAGAAACTGGATTTTCGTAGACATACGTCTGAGTCATATACCTGTTTCCACTTAATATTTCTAAAACCTCATGCTGTTTATTGCTTGGGAAAACTACCATAGATCCAGCTTTAGGTTTTATTTTTACATCATCATGTATAAAATCAATTTCTCCACCAGTATAATCATCATTCAAATACAGTATTGCTGTCAAAGATGGTTTTACTGGATTCCCATCTTTCTTTACATAGCTATAGGCATCATTGTGAGCAGACATCTTAGATCCAGTATTATATTCTCGAACCAGAAGCCAATCTGTGCCAACGTTATCATCATTAAAGCTTAATCCGTTGCATGAAGAATATTCTGATACGCAGTCCAGGAAGGCTTTAGTTGCTTTTGCGTGGAATTCTTCACCTTTATGCAGTATAGATGCTCTACCGATTATTGTCTCTCCTCCACCTTTATTAGTGTAGTATTCCCACCTATGATCTTCTATTCCATCAATTAAAGCAGTTGGACTTTCTAGAACGTCATGCCATTCCCATATACCATTTTTTTTATTAATTACTTTATTCATAATTTACCTCAATCATCTGATAGCATCGTTTGCACATATTGTAAGATTTACCAGTAAATGGGCATGAGCCTGCTTTTTCAAAGCTATGACTTTTTACCTTACAAATCAATTTCTTAAACATTTTGCTTCTCCAATAACATATCTACTATGTTATTTAAGTCTACCACACTATAATCATTATCAATAATATGATCAAAGTTATACGAATCTAAGTCTACCTCAGAAGCATGGTCTGTTACTGGCCCAACGCCATCCCTATTTATTCTCCAGACTTGCCCACCAGCTGATCTAATTGCATCAGCCTCATTCTTAAATCTAACATCACTGATAACGACATTATCTTCTTTGATGCTATTTAGTGTTAGGTCTACCCAAAAATTATTGCCAAACATCTCTCTGCCAACCTCTGTCCCAAAAACTTGCAGAAGCCTACGTATTTCAGCATAAGAGTCTTTAGCTGAGTCTAGCCCGTAACTATCTACTAGATCTTTGTATCTAAAGTTTCCTATTTTGTCTGAATGAACTATAGGGTTTAGCTTATACATAGCTTCTTTCATTGGTGCTGCAAAAGAGTATCTAGTGAACATGTGTTGTTCAACTAATCGGTCTGCTGCCGTATCTTTGCCAGATCTAGCATATCCAGATAGTCCAATTATCATCTTTTAACCCCGTCCCATGTTCCTATTTTGGTGGTTGGAATTCCATTTTCTTCCCAAAGCCTGATGATGTTTGGGTTGTCGTCTACCGCATGCTTTATGTCCCAGTATACCGCTATGTGCTCAAGAATATCTTTTTTTACCTCATAGTCTTCTCTATGATCATCATCTTGTCTCATAAATAAAGCATCATGAGGAACATTATTATTCTTTAGCCACCTAGCCGTTAAACCTCTATACTTTTCTTTTCTTGCTGTAACAATTATAATATCTAATTCATTACAAACTTCCCAGACCATGTCAACAACTTCTTTGTGTGGGTCACAATTAACTGAAGCTTTATGGAAAGCGTCATAATTCTTCTTAAAAGATTCACTTGATCTATCTTGATTAAGAAGAATATGCAGGATTGGTTCTACATCTACAAGTGTGCCATCAACATCGAATATCCATGCTGGTCTTTTTATCATTAACTAATTATCTCATTTCTAGCAGTAGATGTCAATAAGCTGAGCAGTTTTAAGTCATACTCAGGACATATATCAATTACGTTTGATAAAGCTAAAAGCTTTATCCTTTGCATTGCTGGCAGCCTGCTTAAAACCGTAAGCATAAGAGCCAATCATTAATCCAGCAATTGCTGTTGAGTGTAGCAAATAAAACAAAGCGCTTCTCATTTATCTTTTCTCCTTAATAAATAAATCTGCATTCATAACCTTTGTCCATGCAGATGCAAAATCCTTTACAAACTTTTCTTTAGCATCATCTGAAGCATAAACTTCAGCAATAGCTCTTAACTCTGAGTTAGAGGCAAGAACTAAGTCTACTACAGGTACCCCAGATGCTTGCTTTGCGCTAACAAATGAGAGTAGATAGGAAAGATAGCTGTTATCTAAGCGAGTTGCTTCAGTTGCATCGTTACTTAATGTATTACTGGTCAACATTCTCATTCCAGATAGCAATACAACCATCTCTACTGGAGTTAATCCAAGTAGGCTAGACTTTTCCACCAGCAATACTTCTGCTCTAGCGGATATACTAGGGTCAATGTAGTTTCTAAATGCATCAAATTTAGGCTCAAGTACAGCAAAAGAGTCGATATCTGTCTGATCTTGCGTTGCATCGCCACGAACAAATTTAGTGTTCATTTCTAAATCAATTCCTGAATTTAGTGCTGCATTTTGAATACCTATTGCTCCAGCAAAAACAATTAAGTCTGCAAGAGAAACGTTAAACTCAGATTTTATAGGGTTTAATACATTTATCACCCTATTAATAGCATCTTGGTCATTAACATTCCAAGAGTTTTGAGGAGCTAATGCGATTCTTGCACCATTTGCACCGCCACGCTTATCTGTTTTTCTAAAGGTGGAGGCAGAAGCCCAAGCAGTAGTCACCATGTCATAAATAGATAGACCAGAAGCAATTATCTTTTCTTTAATGATATCAGCTTCTTCTTGGGTGAAAGTATCTCTAGTAGGGCTACCAATAGGGTCTTGCCAAATAAGTTCCTCAGAAGGAACTTCCTTGCCTAAGTATCTTGCAATTGGCCCCATATCTCTATGGGTTAACTTAAACCAAGCACGAGCAAATGCATCGGAGAAATAATCAAAGTCTTCAAGGAATCTGCGTGAAATCTTTTCATACTCTGGATCAAACCTTAATGCTAGATCTGCTGTAGTCATTACTGGAGCATGGAACTTGCCTTCAATATGTGCATCTGGCACTAGGCTAGAAGCAGATTCATCTGTTGGAATCCATTGTGTTGCCCCAGCAGGAGATTTTGTTTGTACCCAGTCATACTTAAACAATAGCTTAAGATATGAGTTGTCCCACTTTGTAGGGGTTGCAGTCCATGCACCTTCAATACCACTTGTAATTGTGTCTTCAGCATTTCCTTTGCCAAATGAATTCTTCCATCCCAATCCAACATCTTCTGTAGGGGAAGCCTCTGGATTTGGGCCAACATGCGAAGGATCTCCAGCACCATGTGCCTTACCAAATGCGTGTCCACCTGCAATAAGTGCAACAGTCTCTTCATCATTCATCGCCATACGGGCAAATGTCTCACGAATGTCTCGTGCAGAAAGAAGTGGATCAGGATTTCCATTAGGTCCTTCTGGGTTCACATAAATCAAACCCATTTGTACTGCAGCCAGAGGGTTTTCTAGCTCACGGTCTCCGCTATAACGGTTATCAGCAAGCCATTCTTTCTCTGTACCCCAGTATGTATCATCTGATTCCCATACATCTTCACGACCACCAGCAAAGCCAAATGTCTTGAAGCCCATGTTCTCAAGAGCAACGTTACCTGCAAGAATCATTAGGTCTGCCCATGAAATTTTCTTGCCGTACTTTTGCTTAATTGGCCAGAGCAAGCGACGTGCCTTATCCAAATTGCCGTTATCTGGCCATGAATTTTGTGGAGCAAATCTATGTAGTCCTTCTCCAGCACCGCCACGTCCATCAGAAATCCTGTATGTTCCTGCAGAGTGCCATGCCATACGAATAAAGAATGGTCCATAGTTACCGTAATCGGCTGGCCACCACTCTTGTGATGTCGTCAAAAGAGTGTTGATGTCAAGCTTAACTGCATCGAGATCCAAGCTATTAAATGCTTCCGAATAATCAAATTCTTGTGACATTGGGTCAGATTTTTCTGAATGCTTTCTTAATGCTGATAGATTTAGTTTGTTAGGCCACCAGTATTCATTTGTTGTGGCACTTGAATTAGATGAATGTCCAGTAACTGGACACTTTGCTTCGCTCATTTTTTTCTCTTTCTGTTTGGTGTTACATTTATTAGTGTCCCCAGATGGTATCGAACCATCGACCCGCAGATTAAAAGTCTGCTGCTCTACCAGCTGAGCTATAGGAACGCTGCCCCACCTGGTCTCGATCCAGGGACATCCAAATTAACAGTTTGGCGCTCTACCAGCTGAGCTATGGGGCACTATAATACAATTATAGTATTTAGTAGCTGTTTCGTCAAGGACTATTCTGGAGCTACTGGCTTGTAATTAATTAATTCTAGAACACGATCAGAATCAAATCCTTCAAAGGCTTTTGTTTCATCTGATGTTGCCCAAAAAATTATTGCGTACTTTACTCCGTCTGTAATTCTTTTACCACCATGCCATAAGCTAGAAGGGAATAGTGATAAATCTAGAGCCTTGGGCTTAAAGCAGAGGCCGCCCATAGAGTCTTCGTATAAAGGGAAAAATGATTCTGGAGTAAACTCTTCCAAGAATGTTGCTTCCCCACCTTCATAGTCGTCGTTAAGATACAAAACTCCACTATATGATAAAGACGGAAAGTCTCCATGTACATCTTGGTGTATTCTTAATTGAATATCTTTAGTTAATCTTGTTAATGAAAATCCATAAAAGTATTGAGTTTCATCTGTTGGGAGAAACGCATTTTGTGCATCCATAAATTTATTTGCATACTTCATGCAAATTTCTTCTATGTCTTTAAAAAGAGTTGCTGGTTTTTCATCTGGGAATACTGCTCTAACTGCAAGACCCTTATTAAAAGCTACGCCAAGTCTGTGTCTGAACTTAGTCTTATCTGGGTAGTTTTCATCTATCCACTTTATAAAAAAATCAGCATCCTCTTGGTTTATAAAACCTTCAATTGTTTTTAGCTTATCCATGTGTTATCCCCTTTTCCTTTATATTTGTTGCCCATATTGGCATTGCAATCCTAATGCCAGACAAGACTGTTGTTATTTGATGAAGCTGTGTAGACTCGAATATCACTAGGCTTAACTTCTCTGGCTTGATGGTTAGATCTTCATTTAAGAACTTTAGGTACCCTCCATCAAAATCGTCGTTTAAGTACATTACACCACTTCTAAACAAATGCTCAGCCTCTTCATGATTATCTACATGCCCTGGAAGCCTTGTTCCTTCTCCCAGCATCGTTAGCCACTGTGCGCCTAAATAAAGATCTTCTTCATCTTTAAAAAAATCTTTGCATTCAAGTAAAAACTTATCTGAATATTTTTTGAATAGGTGTATTACATCTGGATGGCTAGAAAATTCATGTTTTTCTGGAATATGTGACTCGTATCTAATTCTATTAGCATCTACTGCCTTCTGTGCTCTAAGGAATCTTTTTTCATCCAAGTGGTTATCTTGTATATACTTAACAAGGGTATCCGCATCCTCTTGATCCACAAAGTTGTTTATTACCTTAACCCTTAAATCTTTACGGGCATTTTTAATTGTTTTTATCTCAGCCTCTGGCATTATGTCTATTAAAAGATGGACTCTGTCATTCTCACTATTGTTATTCACGCTGTGCAACTTTAAGTTGTTGATTTCATAACATTTGCCCTTCTCCATATTAATTTCTTCCCCGCCTACTGTATAGTAAACATTATCGTTAGTTATTAATGGGATATGAAAGCGTCTTACACTAGACAAATAGTCCCCACTATCCTTGTGGGTAAATACCTGGCTGTTGGCATCTAGTTTAATTAGAAGTATTCTTGCTGATTGTCCAATCATTCTATCTTCTAATTCTTTTATGATATCTTTTAGCAAATCATAAAACCCTTGATCTACTAGATCTTTTGAAAATAAAGTACCACGCTCCCAGTACAAAGAGGAGTTTTGTATTATGTATGTGTGAGTATTGACATGCGGGTTTGGCCTGCCTTCATATACAGTACTCTGTCTAGATGTATCAATTTCCCACTCGTTAGAAAAGTTGTTAACCCTGTCTACTAATGAATCTACATCAAATGAGGACACTAAGTTAAAGTTAAAGTTCATGTCAGCCTTGCTTTTCATTAGTTTCCTTTTCTCTTACCATAGAGTATATTTTATAGTCTATGTTGTTATTCTCTAATATTTTTTCTTTATCTTTTTCACTTAACATTTCAATAAGGGACTTTGTAGTATAGATCTTCCCTTTGTATAACGTATTAGATGAGTTTGTAATTTTTTTTGGATCAAGCTTTATTTCTATATTATTATTATCTCTAAACCATTTTGATATAGCAGCAAAGTGCAAGTCAATTGAGTCTACTGTGTTTACAATATCAAACGATTCTATACGCTTCTTTGCATTTTCAAAAGACGTGTTATCGTTTTTAATAAACCAGTTGAATGCTGTACCAAGCTCAAAGTTATGCTTACGGTAAATTTCATCTATATTTTTTTCAAACTCTAAAACATTTTGGAACACTACTTCATCAGTTGGGTTACATATATGCCTAGACTGATAATTGTTATGTGCAAAAAAACCTTCATCTTCAAACAAATAGTACCTTAGCTTGTCTATGTAGCTTTCAATAGCTCGATATTTTGGTGTATCTAAATCGTTTCTGCCATGAATAAAATTAAAGTAAGAAACTCTGGCTTCTATTGGATTTCTAACTAAACATGACACAGATATTCCTGGAAACTTTTCTATTGGATAAGTACCAAAGTGCCCAGAGATATAAGTTTCATTAGATATTGGGTAGTCATTTGGATATTGCGTACTCATATAATGGGAAATATTATTTTTATTAAGCTCTGACTTTAATTCAGAGGTTAGACTTTTGCCAGCCGTCTTAGGCACATGTAAAAAATAAAGTCTTTTACTATGCATCTTTATCCTTTAGCCTCATCCATTTACCATATTTATTTGGATCTTTACTGCCAATGTATTCTTGTCCAGTTTCTAAATCAATTAAAAGCCATTTCCCAGGTGCTTTAGTATGAACGGTTAGGTCTACTGCTTTATCATATTCTGGGACTTCAACCCCCTGATACATTTTAGGCAGGAATGTATATGCATTATCTAAAAGCTTTCTAAATTTTTCCATAACCCCAAGCCTTAATAAAAATTAAATAAAAGGTAAATCTAAAATTTTATCTACCGAATCATCGATTGTAGGTGCATGCTCCTTAGAGCATGCACCACAATCCTTACACATTATATTTTCTTGCGCCCAGTTTTTTTAGGCGGTCTTGGCGTTGTATTAAGTTCACGACGTATGCCATGTCTATTTATATCAGTTTTAAGACCTTGTCTTGGGTGCTTCTTTGTTGCTTCACGACTTGTTACTGCACCTGCTGCTGCTCCATTAGGAGGAGGAGTTGTGCCTGTTCCATCCATTGACATTAGTTCATATCCTCTTCTGATTCCATTAAATGTTCTTGTACCTCAAGATTAGAACCACGAAATTCTTCTGATGATCCAAGTGAGTTCATTGAGTCTGTACCGAACATCATTGGTGATGAAAGCTGACCTGGGCCAACGTCATACACATTTTGATTTGGCATCTCTACGCCCATAAAGGCTTCTGAGTTGCATCCACACATAGCGCACATTAGTTACAGTTCTCGCAATCTTTAACTGGACAAGCGGCTTCGCCTCTTGTATCTCTTGTGCATTCAACTTTAGATACAGCTGGCTTAGGCGCAACTGCAGCAGCAACTGCTGCTCCTTGTGTTGGTGCTACAACTTCTTCTTTGTCAAAAATGCTCATGCCTACTTTGGACCCTGTGCTGATGCCTGGTTAGAAACATCTGATGCAGAATCTGCTGATCCTGGTGCTGCTGCATACTGCTCACCAATTGTGTGCTGTACCGCTGGCTTTACATCATTAAAGCCTGTTAAATTTAATCCGTCTGTCATTTTATTACTCCTATAGGTTGTATTTAGATGGGTCTAGATCTCCATCTATCCCTCTATTATAGCATTTAGTTGATTAAGACTTGTATTTTTTGTACCAGCAGTCATTGCAAACGTCTATAATGCCACCCTCTGGCTTTGCAGCTATTCTTGTTGCTTTGTTTTTACAGTCTTTTATTTCACACAAACCATCAAGCACTACTTTGTACCTTTTGCTCTTTGGCCTCTATAACCAGTCTTCTTCTTATTCATAGATCCAGGCTTTTTGAATCCCGCCCCATTTGGCGTTGCTGCTTGCCTTTGCTCTAAAGCTTTTGCAATTTTATCGTGATGCTTTCCCATTATTTTACCTTATTCCCAAATTTAGCCCATACTCTTTCGTGTAAAAAGTACCCTAATGCTTCCCATCCAATATAAATGAGAGCACCTAGGCTAGCATACTCCCATTCTCCAGTAAATAAATAAATAACTCCAGCTACTCCAACTAGGTGAAAAGTTTCCCAGCTTAATGTTTTTAATAAAGTTCTTTTAGTTGATTCCATTTTGTTCCCCAATCATTTCTTGTACCATGTAGTGAATTAGGGATGGGTTTTTATCTTCTGGATTTGCATGTATCATCACATCGGTCACCCCTATATTCTTTAGGTCAAGAATCTGTCTCTTGACGCTATCTTTATCGCCAGATAGAGTCCATTGTCCTGATCCCATGCTAGCGTCTGTCATTCTTTTTACTTCTTCTTCTGATTCATTAATTATCACAGAAAAAGATACCATTTGCTTTTTGTTTTTTAAAATATTTGGATCCATATACGCATTTTTATGCATATTAAGCATTGATAGATGTGTTCCATTATATTTTTCAACCATTTTTTTAGTTTCATTTGAATGCCCACCCATTACAATGCCGCTAACTGTTTCTCCTGCTAGGGTTAGGAATTTTTCTATCCACTCATCTGTATACTTTAATCTTTTTTCAGGAGTATCTATTAAATCTTTAATAAAAACAGAGTCTTCTACAGAAGATTCAGTAGAGTGTAGATCACCAGATACTATATTTAGCATTAATCTATCTGGTGCTATTCGATAAAATGATTTACACATCATAGCACAGTACTCTGGACTTATTGCGTAAGTCCTAATTGCTGGCATATATTTAAAGGTGTGGTTTGTATTTAAAGCTCTAGCGGCCTTAATCCATGGGTCATCTAGCTTAGAGTGATATACCGACAGCATTGATTCATACTTAAACTCATCTACAATAGCAGAAATTGTTTCAATATGAGGTACGCTTGTATTAGCACCTCTTTCCATCCAATGAAATCTCATATACCAATTCTATCATTTAGATATTAAAGGGGCAAGACCCAAAGATCCTGCCCCTTTAATCGAAGTTATTTACTTCTTAAGTGCAACCTTAGCCTTTGGATTCTTGGCGTTCCACTTCTTAGCAAGAGCGTTATACTCTGCTTTGTACTTTGCTGCTGCTGTTGCAAGAGCAAGGTCAGATGCTGCCTTAGCAGTTACTGTTGCTGAATCAGATGCTGCTTTTGCGTCTGCAAGTGCCTTATCTGCTGCGACCTTATCTGCTGCACGACCAGCCTTCTCTGCTGCTAGAACATTTGCTGCTGCCTGTGCATCAAGTGCACGACCAGCCTTCTCTGCTGCGAGCTGTGCAGTTAGAGTTGCTACTGTTCCATTTAGATCAGACACTGTAAACGCTGCCTGCGCTGCCTTTGTTGGTGCTACCAAACCAGCAACTGTTGCTGCTGATGTTGCACCTGTGACTACAACTGTAACTGTTCCAGCAACGCCAACTGCAAGTGATGCAGTCTTTGAGCCAGCGACTAAAGTTGTATCTGCTGTTGCTTCTGCTGTTGTAGAAGTAACAAGTGTCTTTGTAATTGTTCCGTCTGAGAATGTGGAACCAAGAACTGTAGCAGTGATTGTCTCACCTGTAAGAATTGGGTTTCCAAATACGTCTGTAGCAGATACAGTTACTGTTGGAATAGTACCAACTGCTGATGCTGCTGGCACTGCAACTGCAACATTAGATGCTGCTCCTGCTGTACCCTTGATGTAAACAATAGTTGAGTAAGCACCATTTGTAATGGTAACTGTTCCAACCTTTACGCTTGTTGTGTAAGCATAAACAGTCACTGCTGATCCAGCAGATGTTACTGATAGTGTTGAGACACCAGATGCAATTGTCTTAGGTGCATCTGTTGTGTGTAGCGCAGTTACAAGCTTAACTGTATCTGATGCTACAAATGACACAACTGTTCCTGTGTCTGCTGTTGCTGCTAGTGCTACAGAAGTTCCAGATGTAATCTGGTTTGCTGCTGGTACTGCAACTGTTGCAGGCGCTGCAGAAGTTGTTGCGTTAGTAACTGTTGCAACTGTAACGGCAAGCGGTGCTGCCGACGAAGGTGCTACAGAAATTCCAACGATTGCTAGAGCTGCAGCAGTAGCAATTGAGATTTTCTTAAATGAATTCATCATTCTCCTTATATTAATCTGCTCTTTGATCAGAACAGAAAGTTAGTTTAGTGGTATTACTTTTACTTGAAATGAACACGGGTCTCCGCCTTCATCCCATTCTTGCATTTCTTCTTCTGACATTGGTGGTCCATCATGCGTATTACAAAACACATCTGTTACCCAGCCTCTATCGTATCCATTTTTGAGCCATATCTCAAACTCAAGGTGGTCTTCATCTAGATCCATTCTGACAACTCCTGAAGCAAAACGTGTTTAGGCTTAGCTCCCGTTATTGTTTTTACTGGTATACCAGACTTAAATAGTACCATAGTTGGAATTGTCTTGATGTCGAATTCATCTGATTTCACTGGATTCTCATCAACATTTAACTTTCCAACCCATAGGCCACGCTCCTCAGATATCTCATCTAAGATAGGTGAAACCTTTTTGCATGGACCACACCATTCAGCCCAGAAATCAATGAGAACTAGATTGTGTGACTCAAGTACTTTATCAAAAGTGCCGTCTGTTACTATCATTTATCTTTTAATGCCTCCGCTGCTGCGTTAAATTTATTCATAAAATTTTGGATTACGAATAAAGTAGTTTCATGTGCATTTTTTGACATAGCAGAAAATGCTTGTTGATTTCTTTCTTCTTCAGGGAGTGCAGCAGACCATTTATTATAAAGTTCTGTTGCAACATCTTCAATGATTCCTTCTAGTACAGTCATATCAGCCATTAAGTTTTGCCAACCACATCGCTTTAGTTGCAGCAAGCTTATCCTGTGCAATCTTTAATTCATTTTGATACTGTGCCTCTGCCAATGCAATTGCAGCATTTACTTCTTGTTGAAGCGCTGCCTTAGCTGCTGCCTTAGCTGCTGCTTTAGCTGCTTCTGCTGCTTTAGCTGCTTCTGCTGCTTTAGCTGCTTCTAAATTAGTACTTACTGATGTAGTAATGACTGTGGATAAAGAGATTAGCTTATTAAATGATCCTTGTCTTCCAGTAGTCTTAGTTGCATTAGCAGTCATGACATTAATTAATTCAGCTCCAGACTTTCCAGTTTTATTTAAAAGGTTAAGGTATGCTGCTGCTGCGACCTGAGTTGCAGAAGAAGTACCAGCTATATTCTTTGAAATATTTCCTGGACCAAATGCAGGCATATTGCCTAAAGCAAAAAAGTCAAGAAGGTTGCTGTCATTATTGCTATAAGATGCAATTTCTCCAATTTGGTCTACTGCACCTACTGCAACAACTTCAGGAATACATGAAGGCCAATCAATTCTTGAATAATCTCGTGCGTTTCCTACTGCAGAGAATACAGGAATGTTCATTGAGCTTAAGGATTGTACTGCAGAAATTGTTCTTGTGAAAGTTGGGCAATACTGTGTTCCAGCTTTGCCTAGCATTCCATTGCTGCCCTGAGAAAGAGATACCGCCTTGATATTATACTTAGATGCATTTTCTTTTACCCAAAAAAGTGCTGCAGATATAGTTGATTCACCAGCAGGCTTACGAAGCCCAGCAGATGTATTTGCAATAATTTTTACGAAAAGAATTTTAATATTAGGGTTTGACTGAATAGCAGTAGTGGCCATGAATGTTCCATGGTCAAAGCCATTCTTGCTGATCTGTTCTGCTGACATTGAGGCAGAGCCTTGGCCTTCTTGGAAATTAGTCCCATTCGGACATAATGCCCACTCAAGTATACATACCTCTCCTACAATTTTATCTTTAAGGATTGGGACAGATGTGTCAATTGCTGTATCTAGGATTGCTAGAACTGGTGCATCTGCACCAGACGCCTGTGAAATTGCAACAGGTGATAGAAGTGATAAAGTAAGTACCGCCGTGATTAATTTATTTTTCATACTCTAAGTATACTAAATATAGCTGTGATGTCAAGGCTTTTGTTGATACCATTTTCCAGAATCTAATACAGGGTCTGTTTTCCCGTTGACAATGTCATTTAATAGAACTGTTAGTATGTCTGTTATAGCGCTAAGCTCTTCTACTCTATTTTCAAGAGCCTTTATTCTTTTAGATTTCCTCACTGTTAGCCCTGTCTATTGGTGTAGGGGCAGTGGCCAAACTGCCACACTGTAAGCATTCCATATCTAAAAAGTAGTTAGATATTTCGTAGTCACTAAATGTTACTTTAAGGAGCCAAACTTGCGATCCACAGGGGCAGGTATGCGTTGGAGTCCCTCTGAGGTCCATAGCATTATCATAATCAATTGGTGGGATGTAGTTTGGATCACTCTGCACGATTGATATTAGAGCCTCTTGAACTGCCTCTTCGTATTTATCTATGTAATAAAATCCTACTTTAAACCTCTTGAAAAACATTCTTAAGAAGAAGGCTGATAAAAGTATTGATACCGACAATGATACAATGAATGCAATTTTCATATAATCATTATACCTTAAACTTGAATGTATGTATAGGGGGCTGCAACTGCCATATTAAACTCAGTTGCTGCTTCAAGTGCTGCTTTAATTCTAAGCTTGGGATTCTTTTGATTCTTTGTAGCATGCAAAGCTCCTAGAGCAATTTGCCCTCCGCTTCCTTCTGCCATATAGTTGAATACACTTTCTCCAACATGGAAGTCTTCATCTATAGTAAAGATTCTTCCTTCAAGTCCGACTATAAAGATGCCGCCTGTATCTTCATCTGAAGATGATCCTATGCTTCCATATCCGCCATCTTTAAATGCAACTTTTACAGACTCTATAAACTTGGTTCTCATAAACTTATCAAGGCCAGAGTTAGTTTTTGTAGGGGTGTACTTTGGGGGTGACCAAGAGTACTGTAGTATCTGACCCATTCTAAATGAATCAGTAAATGCTATTGCGTATTGGCCAACCTTAAAACATTTTGGCTCTTTCCTAGATATGATCCACCCAGTTTTATCATCTGAAGCAGCATGATCAGAACCCATATAGACGGTTCCGTTTTGGGCAATGGCAACTATGCATGTCATGCTTTTAGTATACTATTTTAAAAATTCTTTGTCGACTAGGCTATTATTCGTGCTCAAAATGGATGTCTATGTGACCCAATTTTATAAGGGACTCTTCTAAATCAGCCTTTACATGGATAAGCTCCTGTAAAGCCTCATAGTATTTTTGCTTCCACTCATCTAAATCTTTTTCTAGCTTATATAATTTAATTTGCAAGTCTTTAAGCTCAATTAAAAGACCATCATGCATTTTTTCAGCAATTCTAATCTTTTCTTTTTTCTTCTCTTTTTTATGATTAAATAAAACGCCAATTAAACCACTAGATATAGCGGCTAAAAGAGTTATGGTTATCTGGGCAATATCGAACATTATACATACAATTATACCCTAATAATAACTTTAAACTAATAGTTCTGAAGCTTTAATATCTTCGCCAACATATTTTTTCTTTGCGATATACTCTTTTACAGACTCGTGCCCGTATTGTCTTCCAGATAGAATGATAGTCCATCTTGGCTCAAATTTACTAGATATGCAAGTTTCGCACATCAATAGGTTAATTGGGAGCAAGTTCGATCTCTTTAAATTTAAATTAGCCTTACTCTTATTGCAACAATAGCATAGTACTTTTTCCATTAATTTTCCTCTGTATTTATAATGCCGATTTCATTTGAAACAATAAAATCGTTTGAATCAAAAAGCTCTACTACCTCTTCAAAACCATCGTGGTACCTTATTGTAGACATATAGGCCCCATAGGATACAATCACACCATACTTCTGCTCTTGGATAAGATAGACTATGGATGCTACATCACCTTGTTCTTCCACCTGGCTTTCCCTCCAACTCGACTCTGACCCCATAGGATTCCAGGATCTTTTTAACCATCTCAATATACTCTATAACTCTTAGTCTCATACTTCCATCGTATTGTGAAAAATTGTTTTCATATAATCTTATTGCTAAAAATTCAGGATACTTTACAATATCCATCTGTAAGTCGTGTGCAGGGCTTTTTAGCTCTCTCACTTTTCTTGACATCTCTTTTGTGTAAAACACTGGCTTATTGGCTTCACCAGTCCATTGGTTTATTCCATATTTAAAGTGATTTTTATCTTTATCTATAAAATTAGCCATGTAAATTCTTCAATCTTTTATTTACTTCTTTGGTTTTGTGTGAGTTCTTTGATTTATCTGGTGTACCAGAGCTTAAATAAACTCCTCCCCAAACCCCATAGTTGTCTGACTCTACACCATACTTATAGCACATTGATATAACTGGACATGACATGCATGCCTGGTCTATGCTTTTAGCTATATTTGGATCGGTTTCATAAGAATCAAAAAACAGATTTGTCTCCATGCCAAGGCAAAGTGCTAGGTCCTGCCATTGCAATGAGTCTTTATCTAATCGTAAACTATTTAAAATTTTTGACATATTGTAGTGGAAGCTTCCAAAGCCCGTCGTCAGTAATTGCAAACTCTTCTGCAATACCCCATTCATTTTTTCTAAACAAGCCCTTTTTGTTAGTAAATCCAGAGTTGTTTTTTTTCCAAATGATAAGGGAGTAATTGTTCCAGAATAAATCTAAATTTTTTGATTTAGATCTTTTCATAAAAACTTCTACCCCAAGTTCAGTTAAGTTAAGCAACTAACTTCCTATCTAGTACCCATAGTCGGATTTGAACCGACACTCCAGTGTTGGAGGCAAATTTTAAGTCTGCTGCGTCTGCCGATTCCGCCATACGGGCATGGTGCTAATACTATTATACTAGTACAATTCGGACATGTCAACTACTTTTGCGATATTTTTATAATTTTAACAGACTTTATTTCATCATCAACATTAAAGATATCTGATATATAGTCTCTAGCGTCTTCTGCTGAAAATGCTTCAACTTCAGCAGATACCTCTAATTTGATGCTGTAATTATTCATAGTACAATTATACTACGGTTGAGCTTTTTTATCTACTGATGTAAAAGCAGCGTTAATTTCATCAATTGTTAATTTGCCATCATCTAGGAAACCTCTTGCAAGCCTTTCAACTACGGTGGCAACGCCAAGAGTCCCAGCTAATATAACTGCTTTAGCTGTGCTAATTCCTACTACTGCACCTGCTCCAATTACGGATAATCCAGATGCTGCAAATACGGCTACTATACGCATGAATATATTGTTTATGCTAGCTATAGCTCCTCCGCCAACATGCTTTGGTTCTTCTATATTTTTCCTTGCCATTTTTAATCCTCTCTATTTCTGATCGGACTTGTAATTATCCAAAGAGCAGTTGTTGCCATGATTCCATAACCAACAATAGTCTTTGCACTTCCGTCCAGAACTACCCAAGCGATAAACATACCGAGAAGCGTCCATGCTTGGTCTACCATATCCTTTAGGATATTCTTTATTATTCTTACCATCTTCTTCCTCCTCGTGAACCTGGTGAATTGCTTCCTGAAGCTCCACCAGAACTTCCTCCGCCTCCTGTGCCTCCTCCAGAGGCTCCTCCTGCGGCAACTGCTGCTGCGTTAATGGCAGCACCACCAGCAACAACTGTTGCAACAACCATGTCAGTTGCCTCTTCTCTTTCTTCTTCAGTCATATCTGCACCTATGCTGCCAAGAGCAGCGATTGCAGCTCCTGGATTAGTAAATAATTCTTGTGCTAATGCTGCTGGATCCTGTATAAGCTCAACTTGTGCAGCAACTGCTGCTGTTATCACAAGAGCATTTCCATTTTCATCTGCTCTAACTTCTACTGGTGTAGAAGCTGGTAGATCCTTGTATTCAATTCCAGACGACTGTACCTGTGCTGCAGTAACAGCCTGGCCAGATTCTAATGCCTTTTCAATTAATACCGCTACAACCTCTGTCTTTTGCTCTTTAGTTAATTCTTTGCCTGACTCAGCAGCTTTTTTAGCATCTTCAATTGCCTTATCTTTTGCTGCCTGCTCTGCTTCTTTAGCTGCTTTCTCTGCCGCTATTTTATCTTCAGCAGCCTGTTTCTTTTCTGCTTTTGCTTTAGCATTAGCTTCTTCTTGAGCTTTCTTTTCTGCCTCCGCCTTTGCTATTGCTTCTTCATTAGCTTTCTTTTCTGCCTCTAATTTAGCATCAGCTTCTGCTTTTTCTTTTGCAGCTTGTTCAGCTGCTAATTTTTCTGCTTCTGCTTTCTCAGCATCTGCTTTTGCTTGTGCATCTTTTTCTGCTTGAATTCTTGCATCTTCTTCCGCCTTAGCCTTTGCAGCTTCTGCTTCCTTTGCTGCTTGTTCTGCTGCTATACGTGCATCTTCTGCAGCCTTAGCTTCTGCTGCTGCTTTTTCTTCTGCAGCCTTTGCTGCAGCAATTGCGGCTTCTGCTGCAATTCTATTTGCTTCAGCCTGTGCTGCTAATTCTGCTGCTCTTGCTGCTCTTGCTTCTGCTGCTGCGGCTTCTTGTGCTGCTTGTGCAGCTGCAGCTTCTGCAGCTCTTTGTGAAGCTAACGCTGCTGCTTCTGCGGCAGCTTGTGCTGCTGCTTGCTGTTCTGCATAATAATTTGTAGCAGTTTGAGCAGCATTTGTCATTGCATTTACTGCTGCATCAACCTTAGTTATGGCTGTATTTGCAAGAGTATTTGCTGCTTCAACTGTTGCTGTAGCAGTTTCTGTAAGCTGATTTAATGTTGCAACCTCTTCTGCCTTTACCTCTGTCTTATCAGCAACCACTTCTTCTGCTGCAGTCTTTTGTGCAGTAAGATTATTAAGTACTTCAGTATCATTAT